CTCCACCACAGGAGCCGACTATGCCATTCCCAACCTATCACCCATCCAGCGATGAGATCGCCAGTCAGGAGCGCCGCCTCGCCGAGTCGATGGAACTGATGAGGGGTGCTGCCGGGCGCCTCCTTTCCCGGGATTCCCGGCACGGTGAGGACGTCTGGCTGCAGGCGTCTCCCGGAATGCTCCCGGAACTGAATCGCCGACTTCACAAGCACGGGATGGTCGTCGTGGTGACCACATACTGGGACGCGCGGGGCGGCAATGGGACCCGCATGACTCTGCACAAACTCGAGTCCGGCCTCACGAAGTAGACCCAAAACCAAGGACACCGACCATGCAAGCACTCTACGACCTCCTGGCCCCGGGCGGCCGCGCACCCAAGGCGACCCACACCAACGGCATCCCCGACAGCCCTGGCCCCTTCCTGATCGAGGTGCGCAACGGCAAGCGCCAAGGCCGAGGACGCTGGTGGGGCCCGAACAGCTGCGGCTACACCGACCAGCTGGATCGCGCAGGCCTCTATGCAGCTGACAGCGACGAAGTGACCGACAGGCTCATGCACCCCGGAGGCGGCCACAGCTACCCCGTCGACGCTCGCGTGATCGTCGGCCCTGCCTGCCGCCTACTGTCGAAGCTCCGCCAGGTCCATGCCTCCACCGATGGCGACGACAGCCTGCTGATGGAGCTGGTGGACCCCGACGACTCCGAGGCTGCTGGCTTCGTGCAGGAGTACCTTGACCTGGTGAGTTCCAAGCCCACCCCTGCTCTCACCGTCCACGCCGTGGGCTCCATGAGAGTCGAAGACGAGCGGATGGAGTGCGTGGTCCTCACCGGAGGCCGAGACGCCCTGCGCGCAGCTGCTGGGATGATCTACTCCCAGGCGGGGCTGGTGGCGGCGTCCGATGGGTGAGCGCCACGACATCATCATCCGCAACGTGCCCGAGGATGGCTGGGGCCGGTTCCTTTCCAGCTGGGCCCTGCGAAACGCTCGGGCCTACATCAAGGAGCCGCAGAACTGGGAGACATCCGGCCCAAGGTATGGGGCGCTCTACACCAGGAAGCTCGATGGCAAGCAGTGGGGCCTGCTGGTCTACCACACTGAGACAGCCACGGTCATCGCCAGGATCCTCGCGCCAGAGCCAGAAGGGGGCACTGATGGCTAATCGCGTGATCGTCGCCCAGACGCAGTACCGCATGACCGCCGAGGAGTACGGCCGGCTCCAGGCCGTCGCCGAGCCCTTCGAGGACATGACGAGCACCCTGCGCCGCTGCGTGGAACTGTGCCTCTCGCCGGCCGACACGGTCATCCGCTACCGCATCCCGCAGGGGGACACCGGAGGGCACAAGGGGACCTCGCGGCACAAGCTCTTCCCCGAGTGGCGGACCTGGGGCCCCATCCCAGCAGCAGCAGCCCTCGACCGGGCCGTGTTCATGCAGGGCAAGGGCTTCGAGGTCGAGACCATCCAGGTGAGCCCGCGAGCTCCAGCACCCGCCTGGCCTGATGACGACTCCGAGAGTGGCGACTCTGGAGAAGAGTAGGCCCAGACCCTGCGCAGCGCTCGCACCCAAGAGCAGCAGCGTGAGGTAGGGCCAGCAGCTCGGGGTCGCGTGGGGCGACCTCGGGCTGCACTCTCCCCTGACCGTGCGATAGACTCCACATGAAGACCACCGACCAACCACAGGAGCCGACCATGGCACCGACTGACCCCCTCGACCTCGACGCCATCTCCACCCGCGCAGAAGCCGCCCACCAGATGGTGGTGAACCTCTGCAAGCCCCGCGATGCCGAGGGATCCAGGGAGTGGGTGATGTCGATCCCCGTTCGCCCTGACCACGACCCCGATGTGGTAATCAGCGACTCACTCCGCGATGTGGGCTCCCTGATCGCGGAGGTGCAGAAGCTCCGCGCCGAGCTCGCCCTTTCAGGCAGGCCGAAGCTGGACGGGGGTGCGTCTTGACCGTCATTGCCGCCATCGTCCAAGACGGCGCTGCCTACATGGCTGCCGATCGCCAGGTCGCCAACGGCTGGACCACCCACGAGAGCGGTCCCAAGATCCGAATGATGGGCGAGGCTATCGTGGGCCTGTCTGGAGCCATGAGGGCAGCAGCCTACCTGCGCCAGCATGAGCCCCTCGTGTCGCCCGTGGTCGGCCTCACGCCTGAGATGGTGGACGGCTGGGCCCAGGGCCTCGCTGATGGACTGCACAACTGGCTGGGAGCCCGCGGGCACGGGAAGGTGGATGACACTGGCAAGATTCAGGGCGTGGTTCTCCTGGTGGCGACCCGGCTGGGCGTCTGGAGGATTGACAGCGACGGCGCGTGCCTCCGAATCCTGTCCGGCGAGTGGGCCTGTGGGAGTGGGGAGGATTTCGCTATCGGCGTCCTGTTCGCCACCAAGGGCAGCCTCCCGGGGAAGCGTCTCCGCACGGCCTGCGAGGCAGCCATCGCCCACAACATGGGATGCGGTGGACCCGTCGACGTTCTGACGCTGGCGGCCCCATGATCACCAACCTCGACCGCGTCCTGGCCCACCTCGACGACAAGGATGCAGAAGGCCCAGCCCTGGAGCTTCTACGTGCCGAGATGGCCGCTCTCATGGCCAGCAGGAAGCGAGCAGGCATCTACCCCCTCGGCGGACTCCCGGGCGCCCCTGAGTGGCTCCAGGGCCTGCGGCTCAACGGCAAGACTGGCGCCGTGGATGTGTGGGACCGCTCGTCGAAGGTGAGATCGGCCGCGATGAAACTGCCGAAGTGGCTGGAGATTCGGGCGCTGGAGTGGTTGGCGGCTACTGAGTTGGCCTGATTGACCCAAGGCCCTTGCGTCTATTGCCATGATGGCCTACGCTTATGGCGTCCCGAGGGGCTTTCCCCGACGAGACGCTCACCCAGGAGCCACATGAGCCGCACAGTTAACCCGCTCCGCGTCCTGTACCTCCCCGACGGGGATGTGCTCCGATTCGAGGAGATTATCGACAAGCGCAACTCTGCTCCTCGGGTGCTGCGCCTCGATGACAAGCCCAGCCAGAAGCCGAAGACCACAGGAAAACCAAGTGACGACTGACCCCCCAACCACCGACCGCAACCGCCTCTTCATCGAGCGCTGGCGCCCCCTCCTGGGCGACCTGGCGAAGGGCCCCGAGGACTACGACCCCCACGACATCGAGCAACTCTGCAAGCAGCTGGAGCGGGTCGTGGCTGAGCGCGACAAGGCCAACGACAGGATCGAGCGGCTCAAGGCGGACCTGGATGAGGTGGGGGCGCTTGCTGCCACGCTGGAGAGGGAGCGTGACGAAGCCCGATCTGGCCACACCGACCTTCGTGTGCGTGTCGATTCCCTCGCGGTGAACTACTCCGCTATCGCTAAGGGGCTCCACAGGGATGGGGCCCGAGGGGGCGGAATGGCCGCTGGGGCGAGGCAGCAGGCAAGGGCTCACGACGAGGTGGCCTTGAATCTGCGTGGGCTACTCAAGGCGGCTGGGGCCGACGAGTGAGCCGCGCCAGTCACAACCAACCCACCACCCAAGACACAGGACAATAGAATGCCCGATACAACCACATGGCAGGGGCGACTCCTCCTTGAGCGCCAAGACCTCCACAAACTCGCCCCCAGCGCCCTGGCCCAGGTGACCATCACGCGCCTGGCTGGCCTGCTGAAGGCCCTGAAGGAGGAGGAGGTGCCGGCCTCCGAGGTGGACATCCTCCTGGTGCAGGCGCAGACAATGGCTCGCTTCCTCGACGGCTACGGCAACCGCGACCCGGCCGCGCTCCTCGAGGGCTACCGGGGCTACCTCGACGTCATCGAGAGCCGCTGCAAGGTGCACGGCCTCACCTGACCACCAGCCCGCCGGGGAGGCTCGGCAGGCCATAGGAGCGCCCATGATCACCCTCAAGACTCAGCGCCTAATCGAGCGCAGGTGGCGAGCCTTCTGTGAGGCTGTGGTCCAAGCCCAGCATGAACACGGCGGGCCCATCGACGCGCTCTTTGGTGAATCTCAGACCCTTGTCGATCGGGGTCGAAGGGATGCCATAGCGCCAGGCAACTTCTCTGCCGAGCACCCAGGGGGCGCCGTCCTGATGGAGTTGCCTGACGTTGACGGCTTCCACCAGGACGGGGCCGGATGGTGACCCTCCCGCTCCCCATGCCCAACCCCCACCCGCGCCTCGTCTACACCCGAGACGCCACCTGGCACCGCCACCCCAGCGCCAAGAGCTCGCAGCTCCACTGGGAGCACCCCGTCACGAAGGGGATGGCCGCCTGCCGGCCCCGCTTCGCCAGGCTCGACATGGGCCACGGTCGGCGGATTCCTGGTGAGGTTCCGAGTTCGCTCAGGTGCAAAAGGCCTGGGTGCCGGAGACTCTGGGACGCATTCGATACCACCCAAGACACGGAAGCACGATGAGCACCACCAACCTACTGGACTGGCGCAAGCCGCCCCCAGAACAGCCCGAGAGCGAGCCTCTCGACGTCCTGAAGGGTCCGCCCCTCGCTGCCTACCTGGTGCGCCTCATCCGCGCCCGACACGACGACAGGGGCCGGATGGAGTGGGGCGTGTTCACCGAGCTGGCGGACGGCACCGGAGCCATGAAGCGCCGCACGATCGACGTGTTCGCCATCCACCTCTGGCCGTCCAAGCAGTTCCGGTCTGCCGCCTACGAGGTCAAAATCGATCGCGCCGACTTCCGGCGGGAGCTCGACGATCCCAGCAAGCGGGCACCCTGGGAGAAGCTCGCCTCTGAGTGCTGGTTCGTGGCCCCTGCTGGCGTCATCCCAGTGGAGGAGGTGCCCGAAGGCTGGGGCCTGCTTGAAGCCACCAAGGGCGGCAAGCTCCGGCGCAAGAAGGCAGCCCGTCAGCACCAGATCGAGAGCTACCCGCCCGTCTTCGTGGCTTCGATGGCGCGACGGTCCTGCATCCAGGAGCAGGCGGAGCCGATCGAGGCATGGAGCCTGGCTGGGCGCAAGCTCACCATCGCTGGCTTGTTGTCCCTGGCCCGGAAACTGGGGGCCTACCGCACGAAGCGCAGGGAGATGTTGGAGCTACGAGAACTGGACGCCCAGGCCGACCAGCGCAGGCGGGAGATCGCCGAGAGGCACGGTGCCCTGCTGGCAGCAGTCAAGCAGCGGTTCGGGTGGGACGTGACCGGTGAGAATCTGGATGAGCGAGCGGGATCTGCCCTGCTCAAGATCAACCAGCGATATTTGCTGGAGCGGGCCCACAAAGCGCTCGGGGAGGCTCTGGGCCTTGACCCCGCCGCCCCTACTGAGTAAAATCCACACAGCCCATTCAGGGCCCGATCTCTCCGTCTCCCGCATCCCCTCACATGGCCTCTGCAGGGTCGAGGGGGTGCGGTTCGGGGAGGAAGAGACAAGGAGACATCAATGAGTACCACCGAGCCCCCTGGGGCTGGCGCCGACGTACGCCCAACCCTCTACCTCACGAACTGGGGCAGCAAGACGAAGCACGGCCCAGGCCGGAAGCTCCGCGCGATGGCTGCCCCTCGGCGCTGGGAGCACGGCGATGGCCAAGTGGCGCTGGCTGCCCCCACACTCGCGGCCCTGCGGCTCGTCCAGATGACTGGAGATCTCAGCGGCTACCGGCGGCTCCTGGAGGATCGCTGGGGCCAGGTGTCGCGACACTTCAGCCCGAACCACATGGTCATCAGGGAGTCCAATGGGGGGTTTCTCCAGTACGTCGTTGACGGCGACTCCCTGCTCTGTGCCTGCGCTCGACCGGGGAGCAAGGTCCGCAAGCACCCGTGCCACCTGGAGCTGCTGGTGCCGTTCCTGGTGCGTGGCGGCTGGGACGTGATGCTCGACGGCAAGAGGGTGACCACCGAGCGGAACCTTGCGGAAGATCTCGACGCTTCTGGCTGCCTGGACGTGCCCCTCGATGAGACCAGCCCGGACAAGGTGGTGTGGGCCAACCCGACCGATGCAGGCGCACCCTACCGTCCCGAGGACTTTGGCTGGCCAGAGGTGCGCGATGTCGGATGAACTCGTGATCCTGCTGATCTGCGCTCCCCTCATTCTCCTGATGTTCGCTTTCGCTGCCAGCCTCTGCGGTATGATCCTTATTGCTGGGATCGAAGAGGTTGAGCGGGTGCGTCACAGGCGTCGGATGAACCTCCTGGAGGAGCGGTTCAGGCTTGAGCAAGCCGTGAACGCACAACTGGGGGTGCGCGATGCCGGCTGACCCCACAGGGCAGAGTAACTCAAGCAACTCTGGGCCTGTGAGCGGGGCGCCATGAGCCAGAACCGCGCCTACAGCGCCATCCCTGACGACCTCATCCAGCCCCTCGTCAACCGCCAGTGGGATGCCAAGGCGAGCCGCCCCGAGGTGTGGCTACTCCTATGGTTCCGCCTCAAGCGCAACCTGGCCGCAGATCTCGACGGCGTTGCTCGGCAGACCATGTGGAGCAAGGCCGCCGTGGCTCGGCTGTGGCGCGACGTGAAGCGATCGCAGCCCGAGTTCCATGAGACCGGCCGGATGCCTGCGAAGGGCAGCGCGACTGCAAGCGGACCAAAAGCGGACCAGCAGCGGACCAAGAGCGGACCTGTTCAGCCTGACGCCATCGAGGTCGTAGAGGCGCAAGCGGACCAAGAGCGGACCAAGAGCGGACCTCGTGCGCGCGTTCCTCTTGATATGTTGAAAGAGAGAGAGACTGAAGAACAGATCTCGACCTCTACCGAGGACGAGCAGAAGCCCCCCACCCCGGCAGTCCCCGACTCCACCTTCGAGCGCTTCTGCGAGATCTACGCCCTCCGCAAGGGCGGCCCAGGTCGACCCCTCACCGGCGGCAAGACCTGGCGCGACCGCCTCAGCAAGGCCGTCGCCGTCGCCGAGGAGGAGGGCCACGACGCTGATGCTGTGCTCCGAGCCTGGGAGCGGGTCATGCTCAGCAGCGACCCGAGCATCACCCGGATTCGAGACCCCCAAGGCGCCGACTACCGCTTCGGCGTGGGCACGAAGATCGGGAACTGGTTCCTGTATTGCGGCCAGGAGCACACCAGGTCCCGTCTCCTCGGGCTGATCGAGGCGGCCCAGGACTGGCGCCCAGAGAGCGAGGCCGGCTTCTCCTGGACCGTCGAGGACACCTGGCAGGCCATCGTCCGCCGGGCCCAGGCCAAGACCGAGCGCGGAGACTGGAAGCTCCACACGCTCAACACCGACGCTATGGACGAGCAGACCCGCGCGACGCTCACCAGGATGGGCGGCGCAGAGGTGCTCCTTGGGGAGATCCGCAGCGCACTCGACCCCCAGCTCTTCGGGAGCATCGGCTACCTGCACAGGCAGTGGCGGCAGCGGTGGGGCGAGGTGGCGCAGGAGATCACCCAGCGAGAGCCTGCCCGGCCCCAGCTCGAGCTTGTCGCTGGGCGTGAAGCATGAGAACCCAGGTGCCACCGTTCTGGCGCTACTACGGTGGCAAGTGGAGGGCAGCCCCACGCTACCCAGAGCCCGAGTGCAACACCATCGTCGAACCCTTCTTCGGGGCAGGCGGGTTCTCGAGCCGCTACGCCAACCGCAAAGTCATCGGCATCGACATCTCGCCGGTCATCTGCGGGATCTGGCGCTACCTCATCGCGACGCCGGCCGCTGAGATCCTATCCCTGCCCGACATCCCCGAGGGTGGCACGGTCGACGACATGGGCGTGTGCCAAGAGGCACGCTGGCTGGCTGGCTTCTGGTGCAACAACGGGGCTGCTCAGCCACGCAAGACCCCCACCCGCTGGACCGACTGCGAGGTCGACGGCACGGTCAAGTGGGGGTGGGGCCAGCGAGCCCGTCAGCGCATTGCCGGCCATGTCGACCAGATCCGACACTGGCAAGTCATCGAGGGCGACTACCGCGAGGCGCCTGACATCGAGGCCACGTGGTTCGTCGACCCCACCTACCAGACTCCCGCAGGGAGCCACTACCCGCACACCGTCGACGACCACCACGCGCTCGGGCGGTGGGTCCTGGAGCGCAAGGGCCAGATCGTCGCCTGCGACCAGGAGGGGGCGGACTGGCTGCCCTGGACAGGAGCGCTCGACCTCAAGAGCACCAAGGGCAGAGGTCGCACAGGGGTATCCCGCGAGGTGTTCTACCATCGTTCCACGAGATTCCAGCTCACCCTACTCAAGGCCAGATAGACCCCAACGCCCACAGGACACCGACCATGACCACCCGACCACTGCCCCAGAGCCCCGAGTCCGAGCGTGCCGTCCTCGGCGGGCTGATGCTCGACCCCGAGCGGCTCTCTGACATCGCCGACATGCTCGAACCGGGCGACTTCTACCGCGAGGCCCACCAGAAGCTCTTCAGGCTGATGCTCGACATGGCCCGCAAGGGTGAGCCGTGCGATGCGCTGGCCGTCTTCGAGCGCGCAGCCGAGGACGCCGATGCCTTCGGCGGACATGCCTACTTCACTGCACTGCCTGACGGTGTCCCCAGCACCGAGAACTTGGAATACTACGCCGCGATCATCCAGCGCAGAGCCCTCGCCAGGCGGCTGGTGGAGGCCGGCAAGCTCATCGCCGACAAGGCACTCGAAGATCCTGACGAGCCGGTCGAGCTGCGAGACTTCGCCGAAGCCACCGTCTTCGTAGTCACCCAGACCCGGCAGTCGTCGACATGGTCCACGATGGCGCAGCTGGCGCCGCAGCGGTGGGCCCACCACGTCGCAGCCCACGAGGACCCGGACAGCGTGTCGGGGATGCCCACGGGGTTCACGGACCTCGACACGAAGTTGGCAGGGCTGAAGCCCACGAAGCTCTACATCCTGGCTGCGAGGCCTGCGATGGGTAAGACCAGTTTAGCGCTGGACATCGCTCGCAACGTCGCCCTCTCCGGCGTAGGCGTTGGGATCTTCTCCCTTGAGATGGGCAAGTCCGAGGTTGTCGACCGCCAGCTCTGCTCCCACGGCAAAGTCAACGCCGGCCGGATGCGCACTGCGAGCCTCACAGGGGACGACTGGCAGCGCCTCCAAGAGTCCACCGAGGCCCTCGCCGCCCTGCCCGTCTACATCGACGACACCCCGGCGCTCACCCTGATGCAGCTCCGCAGCAAGGCGCGACGCATGAAGCGAGCCGACCCGGGCCTTGGCCTGATCGTCATCGACTACATCGGCCTGATGCAGGGGAGCGGCCGACGGGGAGAGAGCCGCCAAGAGCAGATCTCGGAGATCTCCAGAGGCCTGAAGCTGGTCGCCAAGGAACTCGACATCGCCACGCTCGCCCTGAGCCAGCTCAACCGAGGGTGCGAGCAGCGTCCGAACAAGCGCCCGCTGCTGAGCGATCTACGGGACTCGGGCGCCATCGAGCAGGACGCCGACTGCGTCATGTTCATCTACCGGGACGAGGTCTACAACCCAGAGACGACCACCGAGCCCGGGGTGGCCGAAGTCATCGTGGCGAAGCAGCGCGGCGGCTCCACCGGCACCGTCAAGCTGGCCTTCCTGGGGCAGTACACGCGATTCGAGAACCTGGCGCATGTGCGGGTCGTGAGGATGCCGACGCCGGCCGACTTCGGCGATGGGAGGGCGTGGTGAACAAGGACCACGTGGAGGAGTTCCAGGCCCACCTCGAGGCCATGAAGGCAGAGCGAGACGATCTGGTGCAGCTGGTGGGGCCCGAGGGATGGACCCAGGCCCAGCGGCGGAGGCTGCGGGAGCTCACCCACGCGATTCGTGGGGTGGGGCTGCAGCTCGGCTCGGGCAGTGAGGGTGCATCATTGGCCACGCTGGCGTTACAATGATCCAGGAACGCCACCTGGCGCCCACCGACCACCTGAACCCGAGAGCGTATGCGCGTCACCCACGCCGAGGCCATCCAGCGAGCTCAGACGCTGAGAGATGCCCGGCAGGCCGTGCAGCGCACCCTCGACGAGCACGGGGCAGGCATCCCGGTCACAGGCGGCGACGTCAAGACCTTCGACGACCAGGTCCGGGCCGCGGACTGGCCAGCAGCACAGCCGGAGTGTGTGGGAGCGCTCCTCGAGCAGTACCAGGCTGCAGTGTGGGCCCTGGCGATGGCAGGCGAACCGCTCTTCGCTGCCCGCTGGCTCACGAAGCACGCGCGGCACCCGCAGTTCCAGGACCTGGTGGGCGAAGTCTGGGTCCAGCTCTACACAGCTGCCGAGCGGTGGGACCCGGACAGGGGGCTGCAGTTCTCGACCTACGCGCGGACCAGGACCATGTTCGCCGTGAATCTCTGGCACGAGAAGACCTACCCAGCTCGGCCCGTGCCCCACGCCATGCAGAAGTCAGCGATGAAGATGGCCGGGCTTGTGTGGGAGGCGACCGGCAGCACCTGGGATGCGCTGACCACTGAGGAGATACAGGACGTGACGGGGCTGTCCCTGGAGTCGGTGGAGACCCGGCTGTTGATCCTCGCCTTCCCGGTCGAGCTGGACCACCCAGACGTCAACGCAGGGGCCCTGGGGCGGTTCCACGCCCCGCAGGAGCCCATCGCCCCACCTGGGGCTGCCCGAGACGAGCAGAGGCGGCTGAGGCGCGCCCTGCGCCAGCAGTTCACGTGTGCGGAGCTAATGGAGCTCACCGAGAGCGTGGCGCAGCGCCGGTCTGGGAACTTCGGGGTGTGGCCTGGGCGTGTGAGGGCTGCACTTGAGGCGTCTGGCGTGGGCGAGGTAGACCCGGGCGTCCTGTGGAAGCTGGTGGAGGAGATGAGCGCGGTGGCAGCTCGTGGGAGTGGGGCTCGGCAGCGGAAGCTGTTCGCGGGGGCGAACTGATGCCCCGCGCAGCGGCAGCACCGGAGGACGTCATCCGCAAGGCCGTGCTGGCGGTCGAGGGCGGGATGAGTCAGCGCAAGGCTGCCGACAAGTGGAGCGTCCCGCTGGGCACGCTGAAGTCCAGAATTCGCAGAGCCAAGGCGACTTCGACCCCGGATGCATCCACCCCCCGATCGGATGCATCCACGCCCGTCGCTACTCATGATGCCCCGAAGATAGCGAAGTCGGCCCCGGATGCATCCACCCTGATGGCGGCGGCAGAGGATGGGCTGCGGCTGCTGGACCCGAGAGAGCAGATCTTCGTGCTGGTGCTGCTCCAGACACGTAGCCAGCGGCAGGCTGCGGAGGCGGCAGGTATCGCGGAAAGCACCGCCAGCGAGTGGAAGCGGAGGCCCAGGATCTCGGCAGTCCTGTCCAGGGTGCACTCAAGTCTGGCGGCCGTGGTGTTCCCCCTGATGACCGAGGCCTTCCTGGCAGCCAACGAGGGTCTCGTCGAGTCCGTCGACATGATGCGGGCGTTCATGCAGGACGAGCTGCCCCTCAAGTACAACCGGGCCGGCGACGTGATCGGGCTGGATTCCATGGCCCACATGAAGGCGGCGACCGAGATGCGCCACACCTTCGCGACGCTGGCCAAGGCGCTCGGGTACGCGGGGGCAGACCAGGTGGACATGAAGCACTCCGGCGGAGTCACCGTCGAAGAGCAGGCCCGCGAAGAACTCGCCCACCTTCCCCCCGAGGAGTTCCGCAACCGCCGGCCCGTGCTCGACCACGACGACTACTCCACGGAGGAGTAATGGTTCTCGCCGCCCTGGACATCGAGACGCAGGCCCGTCTCTGGCGAGAGGAGAAGCGGCGACGGCAGACCGTGAGGCGCAACGCCTGGCTCTTCGAGTGCTCCCTGCGACCGGAGGACCCGGAGTCCCTGGCAGCATTCGTGCGCCTGATGTGGGCTGAGGTTGAGCCTGCCCGCCTCCGGTGGCCCTGGCACTTCGACACCGTCTGCCGAGCTGTCCAGCGGCAGATGACCGGGGACCCTGCCTACCGCAAGCTCCTGATCTGCCTCCCGCCTGGCTCAGCCAAGAGCCTGCTGGCCTCCGTCCTGGCCCCTGCCTGGGAGTGGCTCCACAGCCCGAGCCGCCGCCGACTGGTGATCTCGAGCACTGACCGGCTCGCCCGCCGCGACTCCCGCAGGACGCGCCAGGTGCTGCAGTCGAAGCTCTACCGGCAGATGGTCGAGGATCTCGCCCGCCGTCGCAGCGAGGAGCCCTGGGACTTCGCAGCCGACCAGAACGAGAAACAGAACTTCGAGAACACTGCCCGAGGTTTCCGCAAGTGCTTCGGCATGAGCTCCAAGTACACCGGAGAGCGCGGCGACGACATCACCATCGACGACCCGGTGGACGTGGCCGACGTGATCAGCGGCTCGCAGGAGATCATCTTCGGGCGGTGCATGGCAGCCAACAGCGCCATCGAGCAGCGACTCTCCACCCGGGTCAACATCCAGGCCGAGGCCCGCTGGCTGCTCATCATGCAGCGGCTGCACCCCATCGACCCTGCAGGCCGGGCCCTGGCCGAGGGTGACTGGAAGGCCGTGGTCCTGCCGATGGAGTACGACCCAGAGTTTCCCGAGGAACTCGGCGGCATCTACGACGAGGATCCACGGGAGGCCCCGGGTGAGCTCATGTTCCCCGCCCTGTTCCCCCGCGAGGAGGTCACCAAGCTCCGCAAGAAGCTGGGGTGGCAGGCCCCCGGGCAGCTCGATATGCGCCCCACAGCCAAGGAGGGCACGCAGTTCAAGCGGGCGTGGTTCAGCAACATCTACAAGGGTGCGCCCGTCTCCATCGCTGTTGGGGCCCAGGAGGTGGCTATCACGGTGGACGCCGCGAAGAAGGCCGGCACCGAGAACGACTTCCACAGCATCCAGGTCTGGGCGCTCTACGACGACAACCGCCGCTACCTGCTCGACCGGGTCCACGACCAGATGGACCTGCCTGGCTTCCTGGTGGCGATGGACTCGGTCATCGAGAAGTGGAAGGCCTACGCGCGCTTTGCGTACATCGAGGATGCAGCCAACGGCACGTCCTACATGCAGCACAGGGGCGGGAGCTACGCAGGGGTGCCCCTCATCCCCTTCAACCCCCAGAAGGACACGCCAGGCAAGGACAAGAGCAAGCCGGTGCGAGCGGGCTACACCGAGACGGTCGCCCAGGCCGGGCTCATCTGGCTACCCTCGCCGAGTTTCGCGCCGTGGGTGGGCGACTGGATCGCCTCGCACGTGAGCTTCGGCCCCTCGGCCATGCACGACGACGACGTCGACGCCGCGAGCCAGCTACACATGCGGTGGACCCGGGAGCAGACGGACGAGGGTGGCGGGTTCGCTTCGTTTGGGTGGTAGCGCGGTTGGCCGTGGTGGCCTATGCTGCAAGTAGACACAGGAGCTACCGACCATGAGTGCCCGAACCATCACCACACCAATGGTCGACAGCATCCTGCTCGACGCCGACGCCCCGATGAGCAGCAACGATATCGGCAAGGCTCTCGACGTCTTCGATGGCAAGCGCTGGCAGTACCCAGCAAGCCAGCGAGTCATGGCCGCCCTGACCAGCCTCCGCGACAACGGGCAGGCTGTGAAGCTGCCCCACGAGGGGATCCGTCACGGGGCCGTCTACGCCTGCTGCGACTCACCTGAGGAGGCGAGCCGCCTGCAGCTTGCGGCCTGCGAGGCTGAGATGCTTAAGGTTGACGGCGACCCGAGAGCCAGCAGCAAGGGGCGACAGCTGCTCCAGGCCCTCATCGGCCTGCGCGCCATGGTCGAATCGGAGGCGCCGTGACCCACCCCACCACCTACACCACGACCATCCAGCGCAAGAGTCGCCGATGGCTCCGCAGCGGCAAGGGCCCCATGATGCTCGACGAGCCCACGATCACCGCGGGCGAAGCCCGGGCAGGGCTGGCCCACGTCCGCACCGTGGACCCCGAGGACAGGAGCTACGTTAGCCCGCAGCTGACCCGGGCCCACGCAGCCGACATCGTGGAGCGGGTGCTGCCCTTCGAGGATGACGAGCCCATCCTGCCGATCCTGGCTGCGCACGTGCTGCGGCTGGTGCTGAGGCGGAAGACGGCGCCGAAGTAGCCCCAGCAGCTACATACGCCCCAGGAGGTGCCCCTGTGGCTGACCCCACCGAGGGCATCCGAGCACGAGCCCGCCGCGCCCTGACCGTGCTGATCTCAGAGCCGCCCGCCCCTGCTCCAATGCCGAGCGCTGCCCGGGCAGACGCCAACGCCGTGGGCGCCACCAGGTCCGGTGCCTCGATGGTCAACGACCTGTCTGGTCTGGGCCTGGCGAAAGACTCGGGGGCCACCGCGCGGCCGTATCTCTCCCGCGACTTCCTGAGCCTCCAAGAGCTCCACGCCATGACCCGGGGTGGCCCCTACCGGGCGATCTGCTCCGTCTTCGGCGACGACGCGACCCGCGAGGGCCAGGACATCATGGGCGGCTCGCGGGAGTTCGCCAGCGTCATGGACCGCTGGGACGAGTTGGGCGTCCAGGAGAGCATGAGGATCGCGCAGTACCTGGGCCGCGCCTTCGCTGAGGCCCGACTGCTGGTGGTCGTCGACGACGGGCTGAAGGACTGGAGCAAGCCTCTCGTTCCCGAGAACGTGCGCAAGGTTCACAGCATCGTGGTGCTCGACCCTCACGAGTTCACGCCCATCGAGTGGGACTCCGACCTGCGCTCCCCGACGTGTGGCCAGCCGCTCTTCTACTCGGTGACCCCGAACGTGGCCGGCGACATCACAGAGCTCGGCAGCGGTCAGCGAGTCCATACCTCTCGCCTGCTCCGCTTCTACGGCGACTACCTCCACAGGTCTGTCGCCTATGCCTCTGGTGGCGTGATGTGGCCCGGGGCTGCCGACGCGGTGGGCCAGGTCATCTGGGACGGCGTGCGGGACGTCGGGCAGCTCGGTGCTGCTGGAGCTCGGGCTGCTCAGGAGATCTCGCTGCTGGTGATGAAGATCAAGGACGCAAGAGCGAAGAGCGCTGGGGATGGCTCATCCCGGTTCCTCGGCTGGCTGTCGCAAATGATGCAGCAGAAGAGCATCGCCCAAGCGGTGTTCGTTGGCGACGATGAACACGTCGAGCGCCTACCTGTGCAGCTCTCCGGCTTCCGGGACCTCTCAGAGCACGCCATGAACATGCTGCAGCTCTACACCCGCATCCCGGCCCCCCGGCTCTTCGGGCAGGCCCCGAGCGGACTGAACACCGACGGCGACTCCTGGCAGGCATCCTGGCACGCTGACATCTCGACCTTCCAGACCTCGAGGATGCTGGGCCCCATGCGGTTCATCTACCGGTGCCTGATCGCCGAGCAGGGGATGGAGCAGCCCGACCGGCTGGCAGTCAAGTACCGGCCCCTCGGCAAGTCCTCACCCCTGGAGCGCGCCCAGATTCGGCAGGTCACCACCATGGCCGACATCGCAGCGGTGGACGCTGGGCACATCTCACTCGACCGCGTCAGGACGGCCCGCTACGGCGCCGAGGGCTGGCGCGACGAGGTTCCGCCCCTCGATGAGGAGGAGCAGGCGGCGGCTGAGGAGGCCGAGCTGGCGCGGTTGCTGGCTGCTGCGGAGACCGACGCCGCAGCCCGAGAGCAGGAGCGAGAGGACGCCATCGACGAGGCATCCACGCTGGTCATGGTGCCCCTGCCCGAATCCCTCCGAGCCCTCTGGCAAGGTGTCCGCGCAGCAGTCGAGGAGATTGTGGGCGAGATGCCCGAGCAGGAGGACCCCCACATCACCGTACTCTACGCCGGCAAGCTCACGAGCGAGCAGGCCGCAGAGTTCGCGCGCCGCACCATCGACGTGTCGAGGCGATGCGTGCCCGCCCAGGTCAGCGTCGACAGCCTCACGCTCTTTGAGCCTTCCGAGGGGAGTGACGGCCAGACCCCCGTGGTGCTGACCGTGTGGTGCCACGTGTTCTACCAGCTCCACCAGGCCATCCTGCGGGACTGCGCCGACCTCATTCAGGCCCGGCAGTTCCCCGAGTTCCACGCCCACCTGACCGTCGGCTATGCGCCTGCTGGCCTGACCGATGAGCAGCGGGCCGTGGTGCTCGCCCTTGAGGTGCCCGAGATCGAGTGGTCTGTGGGCTCGGTTGAGGTTCGCCGAGGCGGGGACGTGCTCACCATCGCCCCGCTGGCTGGTCGGCATGACGGCGAAGATGCCGACTTCCGCAGCAGGCAGTTCACCATCCCCGCCAGCGCCAAGGGCAACGCCCAGAAGGTGCTGGCCTGGAAGGAGGAGCACGGGTCTGCGGTGAAGGGCATGACCAGCACCGGCTGGGCCCGCGCCCGGCAGCTCGCCAAGGGCGGGAAGATCTCGGGCCAAGACCTGGTCGAGGTCGCCGCGTGGTTCGCCCGGCATGGTGCCCAGAGCGCCACGAAGGCCGTGGCCCAGGAGCACAAGGACGAGCCCTGGAAGGATGCGGGCTGGGTGTCCTGGCTGGGCTGGGGTGGCGACACCATGAAGACCTTCGCGACCGAGACGGTGGAGCGGGCACGGAAGGCGGACTGATGGTCATGCACTCGCTGCGCTGCGACGGCTCCAGCAGGCGCCGCCCCCCTGGCTACCCCTCGTCCATCGAGCAGCTCTACCGGGAGGCCCTGGAGAGGCGCGCGGCCATGGTGCACCGCCTCTATGACGCGAGGATCACCAAGACCCTCAACGCTCAGCGCAGGCCCTCCGAGACGCGCCAGGACTCCGAGGAAGAGGACATCCAGGCCGTGATCACGGCGATGCTCTCCCTGCGCGAATTCATCCGGGAGCAGTTCGCTCCTGACGAGGAGGACATCCGAGACCTCGCGCTGAAGCTCCAGCTGCGCACCCTGGACTACACCGACAAGAAGCTGGCTCGGGTCGCCCGGGTGTCTGTCCTGCCCCCCTACGTGGGTGGGCCGGATGTGATCGACGCCTTCATTCGCGAGAACGTGGCCCTGATCAAGACCATCGACGAGCGCTACCACGACGAGGTGGCGAAGCTCATGGAGCGGGGGATCCGGGAGGGGCTCAGCAACCGCGAGCTCACCCGCCTGCTTGACGAAGGCTTCCGGGACGCCGGCAAGCTCTCGCCTGTGGACGGTGCGAAGTACAACGGCGAGAGGATCGCTCGCAACCAGATGCACCGGCTGAACGGACAGATCTCCAGGCTCCGCAAGCAGCAGCTCGGGGTGAGGCAGTACCGCTGGCGGAACATGAAAGACGTGCGGGTCACGGGCAACCCCGGGGGCAAGTACCCCGACGCCACGCCCTCACACTGGGACCTGGACGGCAAGCTCTTCGACTACGCAGGTCGAGGCCACCCCATCGACGGCCACCCAGGACAGAGGCCGGGCTGCCGCTGCTTCGATGACCCGGTGCTTGAGACGGACAGCAAGGAGCGACTGCAGGCCTACGACAAGAACACTATGGAGAGCGCTGAGAGGCGGCGACAGGCGAACGCAGCGCTGCTCGGACTGCCGGGTGACCACAAGGTGCCCCTGACGCTCTGATATCCGCTTGACACTATAGCCACTGTGGCCTATACATAGAGTGTCAGCAGGGAGCACCGACCATGACCATCACCAACAACCAGATCCGCGCAGCCCTCCTTCAGGAGATCGCCCGCGCATACCAGAACCCGGAGCGCCTCGTCACTGCCCCCCGCGGCTACGGCACGGGTGCCAGCGTGGCCCGCTGCGCCACGCGCGTTGCTGCTGATCTCGGTGTCGACTACCTCCGCGTGGTCGGCCTCGTCGCTGGCATGGGGGGCGCCAAGCTCATCGTCACCTGGAAGCACCGCAGCCTCGCCCGCCTGACCGAACTCGGCCAGGCCGTCATCGACGCATCCTGCGCCGCGCCCGAGAGGGCCGTGGCCTGATGCCTACCCTGACCCGAATTCAGCTCGCCACCGATCATCTTCGGGCAGCCCGCTCTTCCTTTGAGCAGGCTGCCCGCCTCATGAGCGCTGACGGCGCCCCCGAGGCATTGGTGAAACTCTGCACCGACGCCCATCAGCACACTACCGACATCATCGTGGCCGCGTGCGACGAGAGCATCAGGCGCGACACTGCGAAGCACTCGGTGTGGAGGCGGTGACGGCGCCCGTCGAGTGCTTCTGGGACGATGATTGGCTGAAGGTTCGCGTGGGCGGCCTCCAGTTCGACGTGGCCGACTTTATGGACACGCCGACCGACGATGTGCGGATCTACGGCTGGAGCCCGGACAGCGGGGTGCCGCAAGGGCCCCTCCTGGTTCCCGTCACCAGCCGGCGCGAGGCTGTGGCGGTCATCCGGGCGCTGGTCGGCGTTCGAGGGATCGAGGTCCCGCCCCACCCTACCGAGTGAGCGCGTAGGGCAGCGGTCGCGATCCGTGCCCACAGCGGCAGCTACATAGCGTGCGATGGCCCTTGACCCTACCGGCGCCCAGCGGATCGACTTCGCGGGCTACGAACTCTCCAAGCCCTACCCACGCGATGGGGACGGAGCAGTCCACTACCACGGCGTCGCAGCGCGAGAGGGGATCCTGTCCTACCGTCGCGCTGATGGAACGGAGTGGCGGGAACTGGTGACCAAGCAGGCCGTCATCGACACGGCCGCTCTGGTGGCTCGGGCCGCGATGGTGAACAACCACCCGACCCGCAAGGACGGCAGCCCCCTGCTCGTCAACCCGGACAACTTCGGGGATCTGGCCGTCGGCGATGTCGATGGCGAGGCTGAGGTGGTCGAGGACGCCCAGGGCGCCTATGCCCGGGTCAAGTTCACCCTGCGCCGCCGGGATGCACTCGACGCAGCCAAGGGCGGCAAGGCAGAGCTGAGCCCGGCCTACCAGGTCAAGCTCGACATGACCCCCGGCGTTGATGAGCGCTTCGGCCGCTACGACGCCAGCCAGGTCGGCCGCGAGAGGGTCAACCACCTGGCCATCGTGGACAAGGCCCGCGGGGGCTCGACTGTTCGATTCCGCCTTGACTCCGGCGACGTTCTCGTTTCTGGCGCGGGCATCACCACCGGCAGGGGAAACCCTGCCTCCGAGAGGAGTACACAGATGAAGCCATCCCTGGTTTCCCTGCTCACCCTTCTCGGCGTGACCCGTCTCGACGACGAGGACCAGGCACTCGCCGACGGTCTCGGTATCGTCAAGGACCGGGCCGACGCCGAAGAGGGCAAGGGCGAGATGATCCCCAAGGCCAAGTACGACGAGGACATGGCCACCAAGGACGAGGAGCTCGCGAAGCTCAAGGCCGACATGAAGGCCCTCAAGTCCAAGGCCGACGCCGCAGACCTCGCCGAGCAGGCGCGCGTGGACGCTGCCGAGGCCACCCGCCTCGATGGCATCCTGGACACGCTCAAGCTCGACGCTGCCGATGGCGCTGACCTCGAGACCAAGAAGGTCGCCCTGGCTGCCCATGCCCTGCGCATGGACTCCGCCAAGGTGATCGAGGGTGGCGACGCCTTCATCTCCGCCGGTGTCCGCGCTGCCGAGGCCATGGCCGAAGCCGCCAAGGGCGCCGAGGCTGCCCGCGTCGACGACGACAACAGCAACCTCTACACGCTGAAGCGCCGCGACTCTGAGCGCGGCGGCGGCGAGGTTCCCGCCCCCATCAACCCTTGGGCCCGTGAGGGCGACAAGTTCAACACCTCTGGAGGTGCCTCGTGAGCGCCGGAGCATTCTTCTACGGGGCTGGCAACGTCCAGTCCAAGCAGGCCATCGCCTTCCTGGGCACCTTCGAGGCGATCGGCGACGACGCCATCTTCGAGGGCATCAACACCGACGGGCAGGCCAAGCAGGTCATCCGCATCACGGTGCCCGGCACGGTGGACAACTCCACCGTCTACTCGGTGAGCTACGGCGGCCAGACCGCGAGCGTCACCACCGACGCTTCGGCTACCCAGGCCGAGCTCGGTGCGCTGCTCCTCGCTGAGATCCCCACGGTGGGCAGCTTCGGCGCCTTCGACGTGGCCTACGCTGGTGGCAACCTCGACCTGACCGCACGCCGGCACAACACCACCTACCCGGTGGCTGGCTTCACGGTCAACAGCGCCGACACCACGAACGACCTGGGCACCCCCGCCGAGCAGACCTCTGCAAGCGCGGCCACCCCCATCGAGTTCGGCCGGGCCCTCATCACCACGGGCATCGACGCCTCTGGTCGCGAGGCCTTCAAGGTGCCGGTGGCTGCGGACTTCTCCGCCCAGGTCATCACGGAGACCTATGCCTCCCTGGCCGCCACCGACAGCCTGAGCAGCACGATCAGCTTCCGAGGCCAGGTGTTCACGGTTGACACCCCGTTCGACACCAACCAGGCGACCACCCTGGCGAACCACGCTGCCAACCTGGAGACGCTCTACAACGCATCCTTCGGGGCCGGCACCGGCATCGTCGCAGCGGTTGCCACCAACGACATCACCCACACCTTGGAGAACCCGGGTGAGGAGTTCGATGTCGCGACCACGGTCAACGGCTCCGGCGGCGGCACGGTGGCCAAGGTCTACACGACCGGCGCCCCCGATGACCCCACCTCGAGCCTCCGGGCCAAGCTGCGCGGCATGTCCAAGCGGCGCCACGACATCGAGGACCAGAACCTCGGCAACGACGATCCCGCCTACGGCTCCGGCCGCATGGTGGAGGGCGGCGCACGCGGCTTCGGCTGGGTGAGCAGCGCTCAGAGCCCCACGGCCCACAGCAACGTCTGGGTCTCCCTCGCGACCGCCACCAAGGGCCAGTTCTACAACGACGTGGGCACCGACTACGTGTGGCTGCCCAAGTCCATCATGGAATGGACCGGCCGCGTGGACTCCGCCAACTCCATCGCGCAGCTGCGCATCAAGGGGCTCTGATCATGAGCAACTTCATCCTCGTCGACAAGCACGGGCGCTCTCAGCCCATCGATGATCCAGGCCAGCTCCAGGCCCAGATCGCGATGGCTGCGATGAACGCGCCCCGCCACACCATGACCCGGGCCGATGGCTCCACCTCCGAGTTCGTGGACGTCCAGTCCTGGGCTCTCGGTCAGCTCAAGCCCCGCCTGCGGCAGGCATGGTGCTCGGTCACCAACCAGCGCGCAGATGCCTTCGACGCCACCCTGGGCGCCGCTGGCAACCAGGACCTGACCCAGCGTCTGCCCGAGATCCTCCGGGAGCCCCTGCCCCCGATGTCTCTTCGCCGGGACTTCTTCCTGGACACCTCGGTGCAGGCCGGCGCCCTGTTCTACAAGCAGACCCGCCGGAACTACACCGGTGAGGCGCAGTACACCCGCTCCGGTCGCACCACTGGCGTGACTGAGGTGCAGCTCGGCCAGACCGACCTGATCAAGCCCATGCGCTACCTGGTCACCAAGGCCAGCGTCGACTTCTTCAGCCAGATGTCCATGAACTACATGGGCGTCGATGAGCTGGGTGAGAAGGTCCGGGCCATGCGCCAGATCTTGGAGCGGCGCATCAACGATGACGGCTACTCGGGTGTCGAGAGCCTGGACCTGGACGGCGTACTGAACCACCAGTTCCTCGACCGGGCTGTCAGCGCTCAGACCATGTCTCGGGCCACGGATGCCGACGACATGGCCGAGGCCATCTCCGAGGCCTCCAGCTACGCCTACGTCAACTCGGACACCGTCTTCGAGAGCAACGCTGCCCAGGTGTCACCCGACATCATGCGGATCTGGACCAGCAAGCGCATCGGCGACGGCTCGGACACCCTCTTCGAGTACATCAAGAAGGCCAACCCGCAGATCACCAAGTGGACTGTGGCCCGCGAGCTCAAGGGTGTGGGCGACTCCGGCGAGTCTGGCGTGCTGTTCTACCGACAGGGCCGGGAGGGTGTCCGCATCATGACTTCCCTGCCGCCCACCCTGATCCCCCCGGTGAACATGGGTCTCCACAGCGAGGTCTACATGGTCGCTGGATTCGGTGGCTGCAACATCCCCGAGGTCGGCAACTGCTACCTCGTGCTGTTCCCGGTAGCCTGATCAGGCCTGTTTGATTCCACCCCGTCGGCGGCAGTCCCGGGCCGGCGGGGTCCCTTTCACTATCCGGGACTTGACCAAAGGGGTGCGCCAATGACGCGCGGAACAAAGACCATCCTCGAGAACAAGCGCAACCAGCGGATCACGCTGAACTTCGAGACGAAGGGCGTGGAGCCCATCCGGCTCGGCTTCCCGGGCACTCACCCGACGGCGGTGGAGGGCGGACACCTGCCCGACAAGGTGGTCCTGACAGCTGCCCAGGCCAAGGCCATGAAGGAAGAGCCCCGGATGGCCAAGCTCATCGAGAAGGGCACCCTGCGCATGTTCAGCCAGGCCGCCTGAGATGGCGACGGCCGCCACAACGCGGCTGCGCCTCATCGCGCCCGAGTTCGCCACGACCGTCGATGCGGACGTGGACGCGCTCGTGGCCATCTACGAGACGCAGATCACCGCTGCCAAGTGGGGCGCCCAGGCCGTCCAGGCGGTGGCCCTGCTTGTGGCGCATGAACTGGAGCTCCAGGCCCGCGCAGCTGCCGAGATGGCTGGCGGTGCGGGCTCTGGCTCTGGCATCGGCCCCATCACCAGCAAGCGCGCTGGAGACGTGGCCCTGACCTACGGCGGGGTCGTGGGCGTCTCGGGGTCTGGTGACTTCGACGAGGCCGTCTACTCCCAGACCCGGCACGGCCTGGCCTTCCTGGCGCTGCGGCGCTCCCGTGGGCATGTCGGCTTCGGGGTCATCACGTGAGCCCCCTGGGCGCCACCTGGGGGGCCTGATGCCCTCCCTCACCGATCGGGACCATGGGATCCTCGCCCGGCTGCTCAAGCAGTGGGAGGAGCTTCCCTCGCTCCAGGTGGCCGTGGGCATCCGTGAGGACGACGGCGACACCAGGGCCGAGGGTGGAGAGGCTCGGGTGGCTGACTACGCCACGTACAACGAGTTCGGGCTGGGTGTGCCTGAGCGGTCGTTCCTGCGGTCGACGGTCGATGGCAATGAGGAGCGCTACAAGAAGTTCCTGCAGCGCGCAGGCGTGCAGATGCTTGACGGCGAGGACCCTGTGGACGCTCTTGACCGCGTGGGCATGGTGGTGGCTGCGGACGTGAAGCGGGCGATCGTAGAGCTCGACGACCCGCCCAACGCTCCTGCCACGATCGCGATGAAGGGATCGGCCAACCCCCTCATCGACAGCGGCCGGATGGTGAACAGCATCTCCCACGAGGTCCGCACCGACGGCCGCAACCCTGGGTCAGGTGTCTCGTGAGCATCCTCGGCCGCGCCCCCTACACCCTCACCCGCTACAGCGGAGGGTCTCGCAACGCTGACGGCGAGTGGTCCTCGGGCTCCAGCGCCACCTCGACCATCTACCTGACGGTACAGCCCATGAGCGGGGAGGAACTGCAGCAGCTCCCCGAGGGCCTCCGAGCTCGCCGAGCGTACAAGGCCTATGGCGCGGACGCCCTGCGCGTTGCCGACGTCGACGGGGTCCTGGAGGCCGACCGCGTGACCATCGACGGCCGGGTCTGCATGGTGCTCGACGTGGACCGGCAGCGCTCCATCATCGCGCACTACAAGACCCTGCTGGTTGCTGTGCCCGAGGTGGCTGGACCATGACCACCACCATCGACTGGCTCGAGTACGCCGCGATCAAGTTCCTGCGCGCCTACGCCATCTCAGGCACTCCGCTGACGGTGAACCAGATCATCCGGGCCTTCGAGAATGGCCCCAGGCCGACCGCTGACTACCTCTCGGTGCAGGTGATCGGCCTGGACCGCACCTTCGACTCCTGGATCGCCGACGGAGACGCTGGCGGTGTGCCGACCGAGTCGCAGGTGGCCTTCAAGGAGGCCTCGCTCTCAGTCCATGCCTACGGCCCCGAGGCGGTGGGCTGGCTCGAGCGCGCCATCGCGCACCTCGACCACAGCTCCTACACCACCACCATGGCCGACGTTACCGGGTCAGGCTCGTCGGGCACCACGGACCTCAGCGGCATCCGCCTAACATCCGCCAGGGGTGCAGGGATGCGCGACCTCACCGCGCTCCGAGACGTGGGCTTCGAGCGGCACGTGGTGGCCGACCTGACAGCTACATACCGCACGGAGACATCAACCGAAGCCGGGGTCCCGGTCGAGTCGGTGGTGCTCTCGGGAACGCTGACCCACCCGTCCGCACCCTCCGATCTCAGCATCGCCGCTACAATCGACATGACCTGAGAGGCTCGAATGCCCATCCTTCCCGCTGGCCACGACTACCGATTCGCGATCACGCTGAATCTGGCGGCGTTGTCGGTCACTGCGCAGAGCTTCAACGTCGGCTTCTTCGACAAGGATGAAACGGTCGATGCATCGGGCTTTCTCGAGTTCACCGATGTAGCCACGGCCACCACGGCAGAGGCTGCAGGCAACATCTCGACGATCGCCCTGGCCTTCGTCACCGCTGCATTCGCGCAGACCCCCAAGCGGCCCCAGAAGGTCGTGGTCATGCCCTGGGACGATGCGGGCGGCGACGCCATCGCCACGGCCATCGACGATGCCATCGCAGCCGAGGCCGACTTCTACGTCTTCGGTGTGAGCGACCGGCTCCCAGCCACCAACGCCGCAGTCGCTGCCAAGCTCGACACTCTCGCAGGCTCCGGCACCAAGCTCGTGGCCATCCTGCAGGACGATGATGGCGACTGGCTGACTTCGGGCAAGCCCACGGCCTACGCAAGCCTCACGACCGGCCAGAACGAGCGCACGGCCGTCGTCTACTGCGACACCGACGCCACCACGGCCGCTGAGGCTGTGGCTGCCAAGAAGCTGTGTGAGAGCCCCGACGTTCGCTCTGCCCCCTGGACTGGCCCGGTGCAGGGCTCGGTAGCCAATGCTTCGAGCCCGACGACCGCAGAGATTCAGCTGGCCGTCGCCAACAACTGCAACGTCATCGCGCCCCAGGGCACCATCTACACCCAGGTCAACGATCCCGGTGTGAACCTCGCCGGCCGCCACCTCAAGCAGATCGTGTCTGCGGACTGGTACGAGGTCCGGCTCCGCGAGGCCCTGGCCGACGCCAAGACCACGCTGGAGAACAAGGGCCGCTACATTCCGGTCAACACCGACGGCCTCGAGGTCATCAAGGGCATCATCACCGAGGTCTGGCTGCGAGGCGTGGACGCTGGGCACTTCGCCCGAGTGCAGCCTGCCAACCCCGAGCTATCCGGCCTGACCATCGACGACGCTGCATCCTCGGCCAACGCGACCACGCGGACCATCACCGTCGAGTTTGAGATCTACGAGCTGGAGTCCCTGCTCGGAACCACCATCACCGTCAACCTGACCGTCTGAGTCTGGGAGCCAGCATATGTCATCCTCGACCATCCAGACCAGTACCCCTCGGGTCTACTCCCAGAGCGCGGTCGCGTGCTCGCGAGACAGGGTCAACCTCCAGGGCCTGATCTCCATCAAGCTCGACCGGGTGACCCCCGAGCGCGCCACGGTCGAGACCACTGGCGATGGCATGTCGACGATGGCCTCGCTGACCTCGAACAAGAACCGCCTGGCCATCTTGGTGATGGGGCCCGGCTCGCAGGCCGCAGGCGACCTCGCCGAGCAGGAGAAGGCCCAGGAGGGCTGGAGCGAAGGCGCCATGCCTGCCGTGGGGATGCGCTGCAAGGACCCCTCTACTGGCAAACTCTGGAGTTGCCGGCACAGCGTCATCATCCGCGGCCCCTCCCACGAGATGGCCGAGAAGCTCGGGACGATGGAGTATCAGATCATGATGCTCAACCCGGAAGTGGACGAGCAGGGTGACCTCTGATGTCCGGCGCGGACGATGTGCTGCGCTTCACCCTCCAGGATGCTGAGGGGAACCCGCACGACTACGTGGTGGAGCTCCACGACGGCCGCGAGGGGCGCCCTGTTGCGACTCGCCTCAAGGTCATCGCTGCCTCAGCCGGCATCTCCCTCGTCGCAGGGAAGACCGACGCCATCGCCCGGCTGGTGGACCTCGTCGACGATGCCCTTGTCTCCCAGATCCTCGCCCACACCACCAGGGACGGCAAGCCCCTGACCCGTGACGGCGGGCTCTCTGCTGAGTACGCCAAGGCCTACCGCGGCAACTACCAGGAGGCGGACGGCGTCCTATGGAGGGCGGTCGAAGCCAACGGTTTTTTCGGTTCGTCGCCAGCACTCAAGAGCACGAAGCTCGGGCAGATGTGGACGCGCATTCTCGCGCGCCTGGAGAGCACCTCAGCCCTGCCCAGCGAGCCAGCATCCTCGGGCGAGGAGTCCGAGCCGGTGTCGACTGGTGGCTGATTCGCTTCGCCATCCATGAAGGCCGGGTTGACCCGGTCCGCTACGCCCAGGTCCGCACCATGCCCTTCCGCGACATCGTCGAACTCACCATCGCCCAGAACGCCCTGAGCGAGGTGATTCGCACCGAGCGCGCGATAGCGGCAGCTGAGGCGAAGGCGCCCCGTCATGGCTGAGACCGTCGTCGTCAGAGAGCTGCTCGCCCTGCTGGGCATCAAAGCAGACGCCGGGTCCATGGACCTGCTGGACGACTTCCAGACGGCGCTCGATGAGCTCTCCGGGCTGCTCGAGGTCTCGGTGGCCGGCTTCGCTGCCGCTGGGGTGGGCCTCACTGCGCTCATCGCCACGTCTGCCATGGCTGGCAACGAGGCTGCAAAGAACGCCGACGCGGTAGCCCTCCAGGTCGAGGAGTACCAGCGCCTGTCCTACGCCCTGGGTCTGGCTGGGCTCAAGGAAGAGCAGCGCCTGAACGCCCTGCGGATGCAGAACCAGAAGGTCCAGTCGGCCATCGCCGCAGAGCAGGACTACCTGGAGGCACTCGACGGGACCCGGGTCAAGATCACCGACGTCAACGGGGCCCTACTCGGGCAGTCCGAGATCATGGACCGCGTTGCCGATGTGATGGCGACCACCGAGGACAAGCAGAAGCGCCTGACCATCGCCACGTCGTTCTATGGCGAGGAGGTGGGCGCCCGCATGGTGACGGCCCTGAAGGGCGGCAGCGACGCCCTGGCGGCCATGAAGGACGAGGCCACGGCGCTCGGCCTGGTCATCGGCGAGGAGCAGGCCAGGGAGTCTGAGCAGTTCCTGGACAATATGGCGCGGCTGCTTGATATCGCGGGAGCGCTCCGCAACGAGCTGGCCGAGGACCTGCTGCCGGTGCTCAACGACTTCATCGAGGGCATTCAGGCATGGTATCTGGCCAACCGTGACCTGATCGTGCAGGAGGTAGAGCTCTGGGCGCGCGGGCTGGCTGCTGCCTTCGAGGAGCTGGTGGAAATCGGGGCCGAAGCCTACGAGCTCGCCGAGCAGCTGGGTGGCCTGGAAACCATCCTCACCGGCCTCACGCTGGCCGCGCTTGGCCTGGCTGGCGCCCTGGGCGTCGCCGGGGTCGTGGGCGCCATCGCCACCCTTGGCTCCCTGCTGCTCAGCCTCAACCCCGTGGTGCTCCTCTTCGAGGCGGCCATCATCGTGGTCGGGGCATCCCTGGCCGGCATCGCCGCGACCCTGGTCATGATCCCCTTGGCGATGGAGGACTTCCGAGCCTTCCTCATGGGCACCAACTCGGCGCTCGGTGAGTTCATCGCCAACAACCGAGAGGCCGACAGCACCCTGGGTCAGATGGTGCGGCTCTTCGAGCAGTTCGTGGCCACCGGCAAGCAGCTCGGCGACATCATCGGCGACGTCTTCCTGCCGCTCATCGACCAGTTCGGGCCCCAGGTCGCGGCACTCTTCGAGGCTATGGGGGTGAGTATTGAGGACGGCGCGATCAAGCCGCTCACCATGCTCGAGGCATTGCTGGTCGGCATCACCAACGCCCTGCGGGAGATCCAGGAGCTGCTCGCCACGGTGGAGGTGGGCCTCGATGCTGCCCGCAACTTCGGCGACATCCTCGGCATCGGTGGGGGCGGCGGGCTGGGGGGGCAGGCCCGCTCGATGGTGGGCGGGCTGGCGTCGGACTCAGGCGCCCTTGGGGGTCCACAGGCCAGCACCACCGTCGATGCGTCCAGCTCCGTCAGCCTCGGCGGCTTCACCGCGCACATCACCGCCGGCATGAACCCCGAGGACGTGGCCAGCCAGGCCGCCGAGAAGGTCCGCAGCTTCGTCCTGCAGTCCATGGCCGCAGCTGACGGCGGGGTGGTCTGATGGCCGTCACCCCTCCTCTGTCCCTGACCCTCGACGACGGCACCACCTGGGGCTTCGACGGCGTGTCTGCTGGCCTCTTCCGTGGCAACCGCAGCCAGGTCACCGATCACCCACTGGAAGATGGGGTCCCGGTCACGGACCACGCCTACTCCTTGCCTGGCACCGTCCGGGTGCGTGCGACCGTCACACAGACCCCCTTCGAAGACCGGACCTTCGGCCAGCCTGTGGGTCCTGCGCGCATCCAGGCGGCCAAGGACTTCCTGGCCCTGGCTGCCAACAAGCCCCTGACGGTGGTTTTGCCTGATGGTGAGGTCCGCGAGGGCATGGTGCTCCGGGACTACTCCAGCACCGACGGTGCGAGCTTCGCTCGGGCCTTCAGCTTGGAGCTCGTCCAGGTGCTCATCGCCCAGACCACCTTCGTGGTGCTCCCGGTGCTCGATGAGTTCCTGGAGGAGTCAGACGCGGGCGAGCAGGTGGGCGAGAGCACGGACGATACAGACCTCGAGGACGGGGTGGTGGCGGAGCCGGATGACCTGGAAGGCGAAGCCACCGAAGAGGACGGAAGCACCTTCTGGTCCTGGGGCCGCGCCCTTGGGAAGTGGTGACCGATGCCGATCAAGCTGCCTATCCCCCAGACCGACCGGAACGTCCGCTACAGCATCGATCTCGGCGGCACCCGCTACACCCTTGTCTTCCGCTACCTCGACCGCATCGCAGGCGGCTCCTGGTACATGGACTGTCACGACGCTGCTGGCGTTGCCCTGCGCCAAGGCGCTCGCGTGTCTCCCCTGGCTGACCCCCTCGCCGGCGTGAACGTCCAGGGGCAGCCCGACGGGGGCTTCTACGTGACTGGCCCAGACCCCTACCTGCGTGAAGACCTGGGCCAAGCCGTGGGGATCAAGTTCGTGCCGGCGGCAGAGTTCCCCTCGACGTCAGCGGACTCCACCACCCTCGTCATCACCGTGCCCTGATGGCGTTCGGTCGCGTCGTCGTGCTGCGCATCGGCACCCCCGGCTCGGATGGGCGTGAGTTCACAGGCCTGCGCATCGACTTCGACGTGGATTGCACCGAGAGCGGGACGCCCAACGAGGGCAAGATCAAGCTCTGGAATGCCAACGACGAGAGCATCGCCCTGGCCCAGGAGGCCGAGTCGGTCGTCCGCCTGTACGCCGGCTACGCAGACGAGGCCCCGCGGCTGGTGTTCGCTGGCGAGCCCATCGAGGGCGGGGTCCAGGTCGAGAGCCGCACCCGGGACACCATCCTGACCATCGAGGCCCAGGACGGGGGCCGCGAGTACCGCTCCGCCTACCTGGACGAGAGCTACAACGCCGAGACCACCATCGAGCAGTTCGCCGCCCTCGCAGCCGACGCGATGGGCCTGAGTCTGGGCACCTTCGACCTGGGCGATGCCGACCCGAGGCTGCCCACCATGATGCTCTCCGGGCCCGTCCGTGAGCAGCTGCGGCGCGTGGCTGGGCTCGCTGGCCTGGTGGTCACTACCCGAGACCGGGCTCTGCACGTCTACCCATCTGGCAGCAGCTCGGGCGAGTCGGCCATCATCTTTAGGTCCGGCGAGGGCTCAAGTAACCCGGGTAACTTGGTCGGCTCTCCTATCCGTCGCGACGAGGGCCGGGTCGAGATCCGCGCCCTGCTGGCCCCGACCCTTCGCCCTGGCCGCCCCTTCCGGGTGGTGTCGCGCTACGTCAACGGGGACTTTGTCGCCGAGGATGTGAGCTTCCGGGGCAGCACCCACGGCCGAGACTTCTACGTCGAGGCGATCGGGAGGCCACGTTGACAGCCAAGCCCACAGGAGGAGACTTCGCCGACCGTATGGGGGTGAGCGCCCGCGGTCCCGTGAAGGTCGCCTATCCGGCTGAGGTGGTCACCTACGACCGGGCCACGCAAACCGCCGTGATCCAGATCGCCATCCCCTACTGCACCAGCAACCGGGGCAAGACGAAGGTGCGGACCTACAAGCCCACCCCGAGCGTGCCCGTGCAGTGGCTCGGCATCACTTGGGATCTGGAGGCAGGAGACACCGGCATGGCCGTCATCTGCGACCGCTCCATCGACGAGTGGAAGGCGACCGGCCTGGCGGGCACCACACCGGCTGACCCTAGGCGCTTCGACGTCTCGGACGCGGTGTTCCTGCCTGGGGTGAGCCCGTCAGGTGCGCCCCTGGACGCTGAAGCCTACGATTCTGGCGCCGTGGTGCTCTGGGACCGGGGCACCTCTGACATTCGGCTGGGGAGCTCCAGCGCGTCGGATGCTGTAGCTCTGGCATCCCTTGTGGAGGCGGAGATCAACCGGCTCTGGACGGCCATACAGGCGCACGTGCACGCAGGGGTCACCGTTGGGGCTGGCGTGTCAGGAGTCGCCACGTATGCCGGCAGCTCAGGCTCGACGGGCGCGTCCAAGGTCAAGGCCGAGTAGCGCGCCACCACGACCTCGAGACCGCCAGGGATGCGCCTCGATCTGCTCGCGTAGCGCCAGTTCAGCGCACCACCGTCACCCGCCAGCCGCCCGCGTTGAACCGCGCAGCTGACTGCCTGTTCGCCGCCCGCAGGATCGACCCCGAGTCTGTCTTGACCTCGTCGACGGTGATGGCCAGGGCTCGCGTCGTGGGCTCTTCGGTGATCGTCACGTTGCCCACCGAGGCCACACCCGGGATGGCCCGCAGGGTGGCCCTGATGCGCGCAGAGGCCACAGCCGAGGGGAAGGGCACGGTGTCCAGCCACGTCACCCAGGGCAGACCCTTGCGCGAGTCGGAGATCACCGAGCCCTGGTGCAGTGCCAGCGCCAGCCGGATGCTCTGGATCACGTAGTCGTCGCCCGTGACGATGCGTGGGTGGTTCGGGACCTGCAAGGCGTCGGTGAGTTCGATGGCAAGGGACATGCTGCTATGTAGCTTCGCCCGGCAGCTACATACCCTCACCAGGAGGCCAGCCCGTGACCTACGGCGTAGACTCGACCGGCACGGTGGCCCCGACCACCGCAGAGCTTCGCGCAGAGACGCGGGCCTTCATCGCCAGCCGCCTGTCTGGGGCCGGCTTCGAGGCCATCGACTGGGACAACGATCTGACCTGGGCTGTCCTGGTAGACGCTGCGGCTCTCATGGGCGGCAAGATCGCCCAGTACATCCAGGCAGCCACAGACGCCACGAACCCCGCGGCGGCGACCGGGGTGCACCTCGACGACATCGGCGCCATCCGGGGCACGGGCCGGCAGGGTCAGACCTACTCGACTGCCCAGGTCGAGCTGTCCGGTATGGCTGCCACCGTCGTGCCCATCTACAAGGTGATGAAGGACTCGGCAGGCTACTTCTGGGAGTTCACCGAGGAGGCGACCGTGCACGGCGGCGACTTCGACGTGAGGTGCCTGACCCCCGGGGCCATTTCGCTCTCTGGGGCGCTCACGCCCGTCACTGTTGTGTCGGGCTGGACGTCCTCCGCCTACACGGCGAGTTCGCTGCTGATCGGCAAGGATCGCGAGGCAGGCCCAGCCTACCGCCTACGCCAAGAGCGGAGCCTGGCCAACCCCGGCCAGCTGAACGCTGGAGCCCTCCGGGGTCGTGTCCTGGAGCTGTCCTGGGTCACCCACTGCACCGTGGTGAACAACCCCAGCGCCAGCACGACCACATCGAGCGGGGTCACCCTCGACCCCCACAGCTTCGGGGTGATCGTCTACCCCGTGACCCCCACGGACGCGCAGAAGACGTCCCTGGCGGAGACCATCTACCGCTGGTCCCAGAGCCTGGGCACGGGCATCATGGGCTCGGAGTCGGCGACGGTGACCCGGGAGGATGGGCAGACCGAGTCGGTGGCCTGGAGCTATGCCTCGTCGCTGGCAGTCGTGGCAGCTGTGACTGTGACCGCTGCCGCCGGCTACACCGTGGCCAGCCTGACCACGGGCATCCAGGAAGCCATCGCCGACTACTTCAGTCTCTACGCCGAGCCCGGGAGGGCGATCTACGACTCCGAGGTGGAGTGCTACGTCAGCGACCAGGTGCAGGGCATCCGGCGCATCGTCGTCACCCTGGACGGGGGCACGTCTGTGGCGCCCACGGCTGTGCAGCTGCCGACGCTCAGCGGCACGCCGACGGTGAGCTGAGTGAGATCACCTCTCGCCATCGTCCACAACGAAAACGTGCCCCGGGACCTTCTCGAGGCCATCCCCCGAGCCCTGCTCCAGCACCCAGACCCCACCAGCACCGAAGGCGGGATGCTGCACCATGTCATGGCCGGCATCGGCGACGGCTTCCAGATCGTGGAGGACTTCGGCTTCGAGGTGCTCGTCACCCGGACTCTGCAGGGCTCCTACGGCGTCCACCTGGACCGCTGGGGAGCCATCGTGGGCGAGAGGCGCAACGGGCTGCCCGACGACTGGTATAGGGAGATCATCAAGTCGAGAGCCATGGCCAACGCCTTCCCCTTCGGGAAGGCCGTCAAGGACGCCATGATCATCCTGTGCAGGACGGTGACCCGGGCTGACTCGGTGCTCTACACGCACCTGTACCATGGCGGCTTCTCCATCCGGTGCAACCGGGAGACCTTCATCCCCGACAGCATCCGCCCTCGCGTGGGGCTGGTCATCGAGCGCGCAATTCCGCTGGGCAAGGGCGCTGACTTCTACGAGAGCCTGCCAACGGCCTACACCTGGGGCGGGGGCATGAGCTTCAGCGGCTCCGGCCTCAGCCGCCTCATCTACACGACTGCCTGAGAGAGCCCGATGCCACCTGACTTGAAGCCGTTCGATGGTTGGGGCGAGGACCGCCCCGCAGCCGATGCTGACTACCCCACCCGCCCTGCTGACTCCCGCATCGGCAGCGGCTACGCGAGCGACGAGGGGATCACGGCTGCCCACTTCAACTGGCTCGCAGACATGGTCGGCCAGCTCACCCAGGCCGCGATGCCCTACACAGACCTGGGCTCGCTCGTTGATGATCTCAGCGCTGGGATGCACGCGCCCTGCTCAGAGGACACGACAGGCGCAGGCCAGCCGGGCACGCCGAGGGTGACGGTAGCCTCGGGCCTCGGGCCTGGCAAGATCGTCACCAACGGCCACCAGGTGGCCTGGTTCAACGGCATCTCTGATGCGCGGGTCGATGACCGGCTGCTCTCGGAGTCTGGGAGCGGCGGATCGCCCACCCTGCTCGCCCCGACCACCACGGCCACAAGCGGCGCCTACTCGATCGCCTGCTCTGACACCTATGTGGCCCTGCTCTACAACACCGCCGGCGGCAGCTATGTGGAGCTCTTCACCTGGGCTGGTGTGAGCCAGTGGAACAAGCTCCTGGGCAACAGTGCGACCGGCTACGACCTCGCGGTGGACGCTGACCAGGTCTATGTGGTCTCGTCGGCCACCAGTTCGGGCGGTGGTGGGACGAACCAGTGCACCGCCTACGCCATCGCAGACGGCACGATCGACTGGGAGTATGACCACGGAGCAACGCTCTACAGCGTCTGCGTGGCCGATGGGCGCCTCTTCGTGGCTGGGTCAGCTGGCACCGGCACATCAACCCTGCGCTGCCTTGTGGCGAGCAGTGGCGACGACGACAGCAGCGACATCTACCGGGCCTGGAGCGCCTCACCCACGGCCGTCACGGGGCCCAAGCTCCTGGCGACCGACGGCCAGCATGTCTATGCGGCGTACCCTGGGGGCGGCAGTGACGAGCTGGCGGTCTACGGGGCCGGTGACGGGGTCCTGGTGCTCAGCCGCGACCTGCTCGACCTGGCGGCCGGCGTGGCTACTGCTGTGGGCCTCTCTGTGGATCAGTCCATGGTCTTCGTGGCCATCGACGACACGACCGATGGGGAGGTGCAGGCATTCGACAAGCGCACCCTGGCCCAGGCTTGGCGATACTCCGACGGGGACAGCGCCTCGACCTACCGGAGGATCACCAGCGTCGCCAGCGATGGGCAGGCCGTGTTCATCTTCGGGCAGGATGGGGGTACCGACAAGTCTCTGGTGCGCCTGTATCGGGGCCAGGCCGGGCCGACGCAGTACCTGATTCCTGCGAGCGGCGCGTCCTTCCTGCGCTACCCTCACCTGTCTGCTCAGCCGATGGACTGAGGGCTACCCCTCGACCACATCGATCGAGGCATCTACCTCCTGGCCATCCTCGGTCAGCGCCCACACCGTGAAGCTCTTCCCCACGTGGGCGGGCCCGTTGCCCATCTCCGCACAGAGGTAGAGCGGCAGGCCATCGAAGGCCGAGCCCCCAGGCCAGAGCATCTCACCGTCGCAGTGAGGCGCCCAGGAGAACCAGAGCGCGACCCCCGAGGCGATGCCGTCCACGCCGGCCTCGCACACGCCGCCATCACCATCGAAGCGCAGGACGGCCGCAACCTCCCCGAGCTCCAGCTGGTCAACGCCGAGGCCCCGCACCTCGAGGTCTGCCTGCTGGCCCCCACATCCCTCGTCGATGCTCCCGTCGCAGTCCTGGTCGATGCCGTCGCCGTAGATCTCCGGGGCCTGCGGGTAGCTCTCGGGGTCGCTGTCGTCGCAGTCGATACCCTTGGCCCCGTTCTCGCTCATGGCGGAGAAGCCGTCGCCGTCCAGGTCATCGTCAGGGGTTGCCGGGTCGCAGTCGTCGTCAAGGCCGTTGTATGGCAGCTCTGGGCCCGCACAGGGGTCGGGTTGGGCGTCGAGCACCTGGTGGGCCCCTTCGACTGCCGTGCCCTCAGCGGCCGCCTCGGGTGAAGCCTCTGGGGCGCAGGCCGTCAACAGAGCCAGGGTGAGCAGTGGTCGCATGAGGCCTCCTGTTCCCTTCTACGCGGGGCCCCCTCATGGTATTCGCGACAGTCGTGCAACGACAACGCCGGCAGCTACATAGCCGGCGGAGGTTCCATCGTGGCAAGCACCGCCCTGGCTGCATCTCAGGAAGCCGTTCTGCGGGGTGGCAGGAACCTGACCTGGGCCAAACAGCCGCTGACGTCGCTGACCTACACGGAGGTCCCAGGCTCATCCTCGGACGGGGTGTCGCTGGCGACATCCAACGCGGGGTTCGGCCGAGCTGGACTCGCAGCGGTTCGGGTTGGGCTACGGCAGCAGCCCCACATCCGGCGCGTGTTCCTCTCCGTGACCTACGACGTGGGCGAGACCTACTCGGTGGGCCTGGACGGCGAGACGCCCGTGACATCGGCGGGCGCTGGCTCAGCTGATGCTGCGCTAGTGGCGCTCAAGACAGCGATCGATGCAGACGGCACCTTGACCCTGCTGTGCGACTGCATCCTCTACGACACGAGCGGCGCCGTCACGGTGGGCACGGCTGCTGGCGGGAATGCTGCGGTGCGGCTCGAGGTGGCCGGCGCAGACGGCAACTCGTATAGCTCCATCCAGCTCGACTCATCGGGCGCCTCTGGCATCCTGGCCGGGGTAGCGGAGCCCGAGTCCTGCAACGTCTCGGTCTGGGTCTACGACCCCAACCTGGACACCGGCACCAGCGGCGACGGCGACGGCAACTATGCTGGGGGCTGGTCGAAGCTCTACGACGCCGTGTCCAGCACGCACTACGACTCCATCGCCTTGGACTCTGGCGGCGCGACCTTCTACGGGCTGCACACCGGGACTGCCTCGCAGATCTACGCCCAGGTCGACACGCTCGCCGGTCACGGCTCCGACAGCGCAGGCAACAACTCGACCCTGACCTACAACATCGAAGGGCGAAAGAGCGCGACCGGGCCCATCTTCCGCCCTGGTGGCGGGATCTACCTGGGCTACGCCTCGGTGCCTTCGTCCTACACTTGAGAGGCATCCATGGCTATCAGCGTCACCCGCAACAGAGTTGTCCACACGGGCCGAGTCGGAGGCCGTGACCACTACCGGGTCGAGCTGGAGTATGAGGACGCGGAGAGCAGCGGCGCGGACTCTGCCATCCTGATCGAGGGCCTCCCGAAGCGCTGGACTGTGCTGAGCGTCCGAGCTGCGGTGACTGCTGGGGCCACCGGCACGACCTACAACCCTGAGCTCTGCGAGTCGTCGGCCACTGCGACGAGCGTCAAGACGCGGATCTACCGGCATGCGGCAGCAGTTGTCGCCGACAGCACCGAGGTAGGCGACGCTCCAGGCGCATTCGCCTACACGCCTGATGGCAAGGCTACCTACTTCCCGAACCACGACAGTGGCACCGACAACGACGGCTACGCCTACCTCGACATCGTCTCTGGGGTTGGCTCGTGAGCTGGCCAGCAACCCCATCGTGGCCCACAAAGCCGGGGGCTGCTGCCGCTGCTGTCGCTGCTGACTGGGAGCCAGACCCGGCGACCTTCACCTGGGTCGATACGGGCAGCATCCTCGATGGCGCGGTGTCCACCGCGGCCGGCGTGACGACCTTCCCTGTGGCCGGCGATGCGGGCACGGAGGCGAGCGCCTCTGGCCTCGATGGCGCCCACGGCTATGCCCCGCTGCTCGATGCCAACGGCGATGCCGTGGTAGTCGACCTCGACAAGAGTCTCGTGATCACCATCACGGGCAAGATAGACAACCCGGCCACGCTGTACCGCTCTGGTGCGCAGCTGCTCTTCGGAGTCGCTGGCACAGGCTACGCCCTGGCTTCTGCTGCCTTCGTGGCTGCTGGCCCTCGGTGGGGCGACACAGGCTCTGCCTCACCGGATGCGCTTGGCGACGTGGGTGGCGACGCCGGCATGGACCGCCTGTCCCCTGTGAAGGACACCGACTGGTTCGAGGTGGTCATCCATCTCAGTAAGAAGTGGAGCTCCACCGGGTGGGTCGGGAACCACATCCACTACCGCGCGCTTCGCAAGCCTGCGAGCAACCTGGAAGAGCACGGTCGAGACAACAAGTACGACTGCTCCGGCGAGATGGGCGGCGACGGCGACCCGATCATGCTCCTTGCGGCTCTCGGCACCGTGGTGGCCAGCACCGACGTCGACATCCAGGTGAGCAACCTGAAGGTCACAGTGGCGGAGGCAGACTCAGCATGAAGCGCCTGATCTACATTCTGGAGGGTGACCAGGTCGAGGCCCTGCGTGAGGTTCGCCGCGGCCCGCCCAGGACTGCCCATGTGGCGGGCCCGGTGTTCACCCCAGCCGGCGGCGAGCTCTGGCGCAGGCACGAAGACATCACAGTGGCCCGCTGCACCCCAAGGCAGTGGAAGGCTGCCAGGCGCGCAGGGCTCGACTGCATCATGCACGGGCCGGACAACTCGGCAGTCTTCGGGCAGTTCGCCGCTGCGCTCGGAATGTAGACCCCAGCACCACAACCACAGGAACTGACCATGCCCAAGACCCGCCGCCACACCCGCATTCCCTGGGGCCGCATCGTCCGTACTGCCGTCAAGGGCATCCGCGCCGCACTCGTGGCTGTCTCCATGGCCATCGAGGAGAACTCTGATGGTGGGGCCAAGATCACTCGCGAGGAGCTTGGTCAAGTCGTGGACGCTGGCCTCGACAAGATCCGCGAGGAACTGGTCGAAGCTGCCTTCGCCGATCTGAACGGCCAGGACTGAGCTATGGCACGCTTCTCCCGATCCTCCGCTGCCCATCTCGCAGAGTGCCACGGTGACCTGCAGGTTCTGTTCAACGAGGTGATCGTCCACACCGACTGCAAGGTGCTGGATGGAGAGCGTCCAAAGGCAGAGCAGAACGAGGCGAAGCGGAAGGGGTGGAGCAAGGTCAGCTGGCCCAACAGCAACCACAACGTCGACGGCGTCAAGCGGACGACCTCGTGGGCTGCTGACGTGGGCCCCTACTTCGTGGATGTGCGCAACGGCATCGACTGGAAGGACATCCCAGCCTTCGCCCTCTTCGCAGGCAAGGTGCTGGAGACGGCCCGCAGACTCAAGGCTGAGGGCCGCATGACCTACGAGGTGCGGTGGGGCGGGGACTGGGATGGCGACGGCCGCACCAAGGATCACCGCTTCTTCGATGGGCCGCACTTCGAGCTCGTCGGCGTCCCGGACGGAGAGTAGCCATGCCCGCCGACATCACCAGCGGCGTGGAGGCCAACGATCGACTCATCCCGATCCTGGCTCACCTACCACCCGACAGCGAGCACCGAGAGGCCGTCAAGTCCGTGCAGGCCTGGGCCCTGGCCAGCGACGGCCGCGCCACCATCGAGAAGCTGTTCCTGGACGTGCGGTCGGAGATGAAGATCGCCAGCGCCGACCGAGCGACGCTCACCGCGACGCTCCAGACCCTCGGTGTAGAGCTGGAGGCCTGGCGCAAGCTGTTCGAGCCCCTCGTGCATACGGCCATGTCCCGGATAGAGTGGTCCAAGTGGCTGCAGTCGCCTGGCAAGGCAAGGGAGCTGGCATGGCTACTGGCGGTGATTATCTCCCTCCTCAGCGGGCACCTGGATGCCCTGAGCGCCTTGACGTCGACATCTGTGGCCAGTGTCCCATGAGCCAGTCCAACGTCATGGAAGCCGCGTGCTTCTTTCTGACCCCCGAGGAGATCGAGGCAGCCCGCGTCTCGCTCGAGGACGCTGCCCCCTTCGTCGGCCCCCTGGATCCTGACACCCTGAGCCCCAGGCGCCGAGGCAATGAAGTCCGGGCCGTGGTAGATGTCATCGAGGTTCCGAAGCTGTCGTGGTTCGACAAGCTGATGGGCCGCGATGCCAAGCCTGCCAAGCGCAAGAAGACACACGGCCACTGAGCCACCGGAGTTTTTATGGGACAAGGCGCTGACCCCGACATCAACGGCCTGCACATCGACCGCGAGCTGACTGCCTCTGGCCCCGTTGTGGGCTGGGTCTACTCGACGACTCGCAGCGGGTTCGCAGCTGTCTCGCCTCGGGTGATCAGCAAGGTCGACGTCGACGACATCCGAGACGCCGCCGTCGACGGCTATTCCGACTGGTCCTCCTTGCTCTCGTCGAGCTTTGGGGCGGTCTGGACCTGGCTTCAGGCGGACGCCACCGCGGTCGCTGCCTACCAGACCGGCCGGGGCATCGCGACCACCCAGGCCCAGGTCCTGGAGCAGCGCCGCTTGGCAGACGCTGCCGAGGGGTGGATTCGATGGCTGTAAACACTATCGCCCTCACGGACCCGAGGCTGCGTGCCAGGTTCCACACATTCCAAGACGGTGGCCAGGCCTTCCGCAGCCTGTGGTTCGAGTGCCCCCTGTGCTGGAGCGAATACTGCTGGCACGCCATCCCCTTCGGGCCGAACTCCGCAAAGACCCCATCTGGGCAGAACGTGTGGAAGATTGATGGTGAGGAGTCTGTTGGGGCGATCACGCTGAGCCCGAGCTACCTCTCGAATCCCAGCGGCCAGCCCAGCAAGTGTCGCCTGCACGTCTTTGTCAGGGCCGGGCAGCTGCAGATCCTCGCTGACTCCAAGGTCGCGAAGCCAGCACCGTAGCCCTATCCGCCGTGCCCCCAGACGTGCAGCGCTGTGATGGCCGCCGCCGTGCACAGGGACACGACCCACACGCCAAGCAGGGCAAGGGTGAAGGCCCGCAGGCTGCGCTCCCGCCCCTGCAAGCGGTCGAGGCGCACGTGCAGGTGGTAGGCGGCCAGCCCGAGGCGAGCAGCCAGTTCAGCGATGCGCCGGCCCCGGTCGTCGTCGTCGAGCGCTGCCTGGTCTGCAAGCTGCTGCAGCTCGTCGCTGAGGGTCTTGGCGCCGCCTGCGTGGTTCGGGGCTCTGAGTGGCGCCACCGGCTCCTCCAGGCGTATCCTGCACAGTCTACCATGTGATGCACTCGGACACACCCGGTCGTGGTGCTGGCGATTCGGAGCTATTCAGCTTGCGCGGAGTAGCCAGTGCGGCTAAGGATAGGAGGCAACAAGGAGCCACCGACCATGGGCGCCGATATCCACATCTACCCGGAAGCGCTGGGCGCCGACGGTATCTGGCGACCAGCACACAGCCTGCTGGATGGGTGGGTCTGTCCGCCTGACTCGAACGAGATCCCAGACCCGTGGCTGAGTAGCAGGTCCTACACCCTGTACGGCTGGCTGGCTGGCGTTCGTAGGCCCGAACTGCAGGCGTTCCCCCTGCGCGGCACCTCCGCCGGATTCAGCCCCGATGCGCACCACGAGGTGATGGCCCGCTACGGTCGCCAGGACCATGGCTGGCACGACTTCGACTGCCCGGCCTGCGATGCAGACGATCTCACATACTGGACGTGGTTCACGGCGGAGGAACTACTGGCAGCGGACTGGCCCGAGCAGATCTCGGAACATGAGCTTCACCGCTGGTTGGAGACCGTCCCGGCCGGCACCCGCATCACCATCGCCTTCGACAACGTTTGAGCCCTCAACATCCCAGCCACCGACCCACAGGAGCTCTCCTGATGCCTACGACCATCGAAGCCCGAGACGCCATCCCTGGCCAGTCCTACGCCACCATCAAAGGCGACCTCGTGATCGCCGGCGACGAACTCGCCGAGCCCCACAGTTCCGAGCGCTTCCGCGCCGTCAGCACCCCCGAAGGGGAGACCATCTCCCTGCCCTGGGACTACCCCCTGACCGAGGTGGAGGACGAACTGCCGGAGAGCCCCCCCATCCGTGACCGCAAGGCCCAAGTGCAGCGTGAGGGCGAGTGGTTCGATGTGCCGTTCATGTCCGTCCGGGCTGGCGACACCTTCCGCCTCTTCGAGTCTGATGGCTCTGAGGCTGCGGACGGCGTCGGCGTGTCCGTTGCTGCCTCCGACGCCTACGAGAAGGATGGCCGCGGAGTCATCCAGACTGTGGCCGAGGACACCCCAGAGCAGCGACCCCCCGTCGACATCCGGGAGAGCAAGGGCGACCTGCTCGAGGACGCCACCCCCCAGCACATCGAGGACGAGGATGTGGCAGCTGCGACCCGTGGCGCCCTTCGGCGTCGAGCCACCCGCGCCCGCGATGCCTTCAAGGCGCACGGCCTCGATGGGTTCCTGGTCGACGACCTGAAGGACCTGGTGCGGGACGTGATCAAGCTGCCCGACATGGCTGGGGCTGAGGTGACGATCCAGGAGGTCATCGAAGCGGAGGAGCCGACCGGGGCGCAGATGGACCGCTTGGGACATGCTCTCGGGCGCCTGGTGCGGCTGCTGGGGCCGGGGAGGGTGGCCAGGGTGGAGATCACTGTCGACGACGACGACCTGGAGTACGCCGGCAGCGAGGCCCACTTCGGTGGCGCAAAGCGGGACGCATCCCAGCCGGCCGCATGGCTCCGCGGGTGGGATGAGGCGGCAGGGGCCGCAGCGATGGACCCCGAGCCGCCCGTGGTTGGCGAATTCGCGAGTGCTGAGACCCTGACCCGGGCTGCCGACTACGCAGACGCCTACTGCCCCGAGCAGCCCCACGAGATCAGCGCCCGCACCATGGCTGAGGGCCGCGCCTCCCACAAGGCAAGCGAGCCCCTCGATGCCAACCCCTACACCGACGACGAGCAGCGCAAGGGCTGGGCCGCTGGGTGGGAAGCGGAGGACTCCTCGCCTCTGGGTGGCCTGCTCGATGACTCTGCGACCGATGCCGACGAAGACGAGCGCTACGATGCGATCGAGGACCCCGACATCATGGACCCATGGGGCACCGCCAAGACCACCACCGAGCGCATCGCCGTGGTGCGCGCCACCGAGACCATGGATGCCCTCACCTGCCTCCACGACAACAGCACAGACAGCTTCCAGGTGGCCGTGCGTCGAGACATGGAGGCCCACGAGCGCGCCATCGAGAAGATCGACCACGCAGCCGGCTACACCCTGACCAAGGACGCAGTGGCCCGCCTCCGCGAGCTCCAGGACCACGCCCGCATCAAGATCCGCCCCGGTGCCATGGCCCGCATCGCCCGAGAGCTGAACGCCATCCTTGGCGCGTCGCCGATGGTGCCTCAGCCGGACCTGGTGGAAGCGCCGGAGGACCCGGGTCCGGAGGGGCCTGCTGCTGAGGAGTGCGGCTTCTGCAACGACACAGGCACCATCTCCGACGGCTACGACGAGGGCCCGTGCGTGCGCTGCCCGGAGCTGGAGGAGGTCATCGAGGAGCCCCCTGCCCCCGACGAGGCCCTGGCTGCTCTGGTGGACGATGACCCGCCCCCGCCCGGCCCCACCTGGGCGCAGCTGCTGCGTGCGGAGTACAGGTACGCCCATGCCAAGGAGATGGTGCAGCACCAGGATGACCCTGCCCAGCTCGCCGACGCCCACGACGTCATGTCCGCCAGCACAGTCCGTAGCGAAGCATGGTGCCTCATCGACGACATCGAGGCCCGCTGGTCCGAGATCACCGGCCATCCGTGGGGCAACGAGCAGCCGACGGTGAGCAAGGCCCCGCCCTTCCTGCCGCCTGACCCCGGTGCGGAGCCGATGTTCCGGGCAGGGTGGTTCAACAGGGCTGTCCGCGCGCGGGCGGTCGAGTTCCCCAGCGTCGACTGCGACGACGTCCTGGACGACGCCAGCAGGACGCCATCTGTGCAGGAGCGAATCGACAAGGCTGTCGGGGACGCCATCTGCACCCTTGCCCACACTCGCGACGCCCTCCAGGCCGAGAACATGAGGCTGCAGGAGCAGATCGAGGCGCTCCAGCCCAGGAACGCCGCAGTAGAGGAGGCTAAGGCTGCCCGCTTCCTTTCCTGCCACCTCAAACTCTGGCCCGAGGCAGCACGCAGCGCCAAGCGCCTCGGCATCCGCATGACGCTGACCCTCGACAGCGACGCAGAGTAGGCTCCCATGGCACGCCCACGCTTGCGCGGGTGTGCCACAATGGCTAAGTTGAACCGACCACAGGAGCCCCGACCATGCCCACCTTCCCACCTGTCAACACCGCCAATGAGCGCAGAGTCCGCCTCCGCGCCATCATGGAGCGGACGTGCGGATCAGTCGCTGCTGCCTGCGAAGTCATCGGCTGGCACACCACCACCGGCTACCGGCGCACCAACCCGCTCGGAGTCGGCGGGACCACCCGCTCGCTCCAGCCCAAGGATCTGGTGGCTGCGCTCAAGGCCCTGGGCGTGGACCCCAGCGAGATCTTCAGCCCGGTGCTCCTCGAAGGCGACGCGCAGCTGCTCCGCTGGATCCAGAGCGAGACCCCAACCATCCCCGCCACCATGGCCAGGCTTCGGTCTGTCTACGGCGAGCTGCGGAGCGCTGACCACATCCTCAACCGTCTCATGCTGCAGGGCTTCGTGGTGGTCAAGAGGGGGTTCACCGACGATGACCGCCTGGTCCTCACCTCAGAGGGCCGCAAGTACGCCAGCGATGGCCCTGTGCCGGCGCCCAAGCCGAAGACTCTCCGCGAGATGCGCCTCTCCAAGGGCCTGACCCAGGATCAGTGCGCCATGTTCGCGGGGTTCACGAGGCAAGCCTGGTCCATCCACGAGAACAAGGGCGCAGCCATCGCCCCGGAGATGCTCGCCATGCTGGAGGACGCGATCAACAAGGCCAGCGCCGACTTCTCAGCATGACCCGCCAAGCATGGGAGGAGCTCTGGGCCAAGCTCGACAAGCAGCCCCCGCGCCCACCACCCAACCGCCCCCGCTACCTCACCCCTGGACTTCCCGAAGCCTGCCTCTCCGACTGGGAAGTGCAGGCCATGGAAGACGCCGCCAGCCCCCGACGATGACCACAGGAGCCGACCATGCCCGAGTACCTTCCACCCTTCACCCCCTGGCTCGTCTCCCTCATGGGAGAACAGAACCTCGGCATCGTTCAGGCCCGCTGGCTTGGGTGCATCCTGGAACTTGAGGACGGCACCCGGCATGGGCCCTGCGCTGTCTTCTCTGCGGCGCCAGCCAAGCCGAAGCCCGACTATAGCCAGCCTCGACCCATGCCCCCAGCAGTCGACCTCTACGTCCACAACCACAGGTTCAACGATGACGCAGCCCTGCAGGTGACCGCGGTCTACGAGGGCCACGTGGTGCTCGATGGCGGGTTCGCCATGACTATGGACGAGTGGTACGCGCAGGATGCCAAGAGCGTCGACACGATTCCGTTCTAGACCCACCCACGCCACAGCTGAATAGAAGCCACCGACCAACCACAGGACCCAACATGCCCGACGAACTTCAGACCACCCGACAGACCCGCCGCGCCCTCGTGCAGGCTGGCGACGGCCACATCGTCATCGAGACCGACGACGGCGGCAATCTGCGCCGCTCCTCCGAGTTCATCACCCTGATCGAGGGCCCCGACCTCTACAGTGCCAAGCGCCCGAAGTGGGACGTGTGGGGCTCTGGGGTCACCAAGATCATCGCCGCTCTCGGCTTCAAGGCTACACCCATGGTCGTGAGCCCGAAGCTCAACGCCACGGGCGACGGCATCGAGCTCCGCGAGGGGCGGCGCATCTACAAGGACCCCGAGAGCGGCGTGCCTACCCGCATCGAGGTCGATGTGCGCCTGACCGGACGCCACCCGGCCAACGGCACCAAGATCGACATCATCGCCACCGGTCAGATCGACCTCCACCATCTCCTGATGCAGGCCTTCATCAAGAAGGCAGGCGATGGCCGCTCCGACGTCTGCCGAGTCATCACGACCCGAGTCAAGGAGCGCATGGCTGGGGATACGAAGCACGACGACTGGGCCTTCTACCCCTACGGCGCTGGGACCTGGATCGCCGCGAACGTCATGAACGCCACGGTCCGCCAGGTGCTGGAGTCGCACCGCGAGCAGGCCCGCACCGACAAGGCTCTGGGCTTCGCCACCAGCAAGGCCGTGAGGCTGGCGCTCAAGCAGGCCAACGTGGTGCCCATGAGCTTCACTCAGGGCCAGCTCGGCCAGAAGCGCGACAACGATGGCCGCTACTACGGGCCCATGTTCTACCGGCTGCTTATCAACAGCTGGGTGGAGTGCGAGCCGGAGGTGGGCCGACAGGCCAGCATCGACGCCATGATGGAAAAGGGCGCGGACGCCCTGGACGCATCATGGGAGACCGTGGACGATGACGCCAACCCCGATGACGCCAACATGGTCGATGAGATGGCCAACGGCGCGCCCCAGATCGAGGAGCAGGCCCCCGACTACGAGGCCGAGCGGGAGCAGCTCGAGGATCGCCCCGAGGTGGTCGAGGCCAAGGCGGAGGAGCCCAGGGCCAGCGGCGCCCTGTTCGCTGACCGACCCCCAGCTGAGCCTGGCCCCGAGCTCGGGCGAGCTCAGAAGCTGGTCGCTGGCTTCGAGGCTGACCCGGACATGGCCGCGGCAGTGGTGGAGGGGCGGGAGCTACTCGGCTTCGGCAAGACCCCAGTGGCAGACCTGACTGATGCCCAGGCCGAGAAGCTGATGGGCTTCCTCACGACATGAGCGGGGCGTGAGCATCTGGGCCGGTCCGCTTCGGTGGGTCGGCCCTTTTCTTTGCCTAATCGAACTGGTAGACCTTGCGCGCTTAGCCGTGGTGGCCTATGTATTGAGGGCTGGAAGGAAACAGCCTGCCAGCAGTCACCACAGGAGAGCGCCATGGAAAGGAACAAGACGTACCACGTGAGCACGGTTTTCACAGCAGTCACGGGCCTCACGCTCGAATACTCCAAGGTTCACGACCTCGTCGACCTGTTCCACCCCGGGATCATGACGATGGGGATGGCGCGCATGTTGAAGAGCGTCGGGGAGCGGTGCGCAAAGCAGCATCCGCTGCTTCTCCAACTCGACCCCTCAACGCTCCCGGACGTGTCCGCTGCATCCCGTGACGAAGGGTTCGCCATCTGCCGCGCGTGGTGCGAGCAGGAGGCTGACCGAATCGGGCTGCCGTACAACCTCACGATCACCGCCTCATCCAGCGACGACCTGACCGAGGAAGAGATCGCAGCGATGTTCCGGGCTGCGCGCTGAGCCTACGGCTCACCGGGAGATCATCCCGGCCACCCCTCACCCCCAACACAGGACCCCACCCATGACCGACCCCCGCACCCTCCAGTCCCTCACCGTCTCCGGCCGCGAGGGCCTCAAGGCTCAGCGCTTCACCGAGACCTTCGCCGCCGTCACCCTCATCTGCGGCCCCAACGGCTCAGGCAAGTCCACCCGCCTCCAGGCCATCACTGCCGCCCTGCACGGCCTCGACAGCAGGCCCACCGGGGTCGGCCTCTACCTCGGCCCCAGGCGCCCCAAGGCCACCATCCTGCTCGACTTCGGGGACTGCCGAGTCGAGCGCGACCTGACTCTCGTCAAGGGCAAGGCCGTCGAGGAGACCAACGAGCAGATCGGCGTCGCAGTCGGCACCCTGCCCACGTCCTGGGACCTGGGCGACTTCGCCAACGGCACGGACAAGGCCCGGCAGCAGGTGCTCGACAGCGTGGTGCAGGCTGGAGGGCTGCTCGACGGCTGGACAGTCGACCGCGTGGTCTCCGACATCGTGGGGCACGCCGGGCTCACCCTCGAGGATCTGCCGGTGGTCGAGGACCTGATCGGCATGGCCTTCGGGCTCGCGGCTGCTGATGCCTGGCTCTCCGCTGCGCTCAGCTGGTACGGGCCTGGCAAGGGGTCGGCCTACACCACCGCCAACGGGGCCTTCAGCGCTGCCAAGGCTGCGGCCAAGCTCCACGACGAGCAGGACCCGCCCGCTGGCCGCCGCTCTGCTGCCGAGGCGCAGCTGGTGAAGCTCCGGGGTGAGCGGGACGCTGCCCTCGTGGCTCTGGAGCGGGCTGAGGCCGCCGTGAAGCGCAACACCGACGCCCAGAGCGCAGCCGGGCGGGCTCTGGCCGCCGTGAACCGTGCGCAGAAGGAAGTGGATGCCGCTGACGAAGGTCTGCGCGTGGCGAAGCTGGGAGATGCCAACGCCCTGAAGGAGCGCGACGCGAACCACAAGCACCACCGCGCTGGCGCAGTCGCTGCCCTCGACCTCGCAGAGAAGGCCCTGGCTGCCGCCCAAGCGAAGCCCGAGCCCGATGTGGCTGGCGCTGAGGAGCAGCTGCGGGTCGCCAAGGAGAAGGCCGACAAGGCCCGCAAGGATGCTGCTCAGGCGCTCCGGGTGGTGGAGCAGCACGTGCAGGCCGGCGGAGACGTGCGGAGCGTCCACGACAAGGCAGCGGCCGAGCTGGAGACCCTGCGGGGGCTGGCTGAGGGGGCCGACGTTGCCCACTGCAAGGAATGCGGGGTAGCCGACCCCCTGGACCTGGCTGGCCGAGTGAAGGCCGGCGAGGGTGTCGTGGCCGAGGCTGCCCAGGCCCTGGCGAAGAGTCGAGCAGCCTACGCTGCTGCGAAGCGCGAGGCCAGCTTTGCTGCAGCCGAGGTGAAGCTGGCAGAGTCGCGGGAGCGCGCCAAGGGCGAGGCTCTGCGGCAGGCCCGGGAGCAGCGAACTGCGCTGCTGAATACCCGCGGCCATGCCCGGGTTGCGGCACAGACTGCTCGGCACGACCTCCAGGCCATCCCCGAGGAGCCTGCCGCACCTACCAGCACCCTGACCCCTGCCGCCAAGGCTCGCCTGACCCGAGCCCAGGAGGCGCTCGAGCAGACCACTGCCGACATGGCTGCCATCCCCAGCAAGGACGAGACCGTCCCAGGAGACCCCGACAAGCTCCGCCAGGAGGTGGGCCAGGTCGATGCCCTCATCGCCGAGCAGGTGGCCATCGTGGACGCCCACAAGGCCTATGCCCAGCGCGAGGCAGACCGGCAGACGGCCATCGGCCAGGTGGCGCTCGCCCAGGGCCGGCTCGCCACGATCAAGGCGATCGGCAAGGCTGTGGCCGAGGTGCGCGAGGAGATGGCGCGGGCAGCGTCTGGGCCCATCTGCGGGGCGGTCGATGCATTCCTGGCAGCCTGCGGCATCACCGATCGGTTCTACCTCGACGGGGCCAGTGACTTCGGGGCCATCCGGGGCGAGGGGCCGAGCGCCATCCGCATCCCCTACTGGAGCCTGTCGGCATCCGAGGGGGCCGTGCTGGGCGCTGCTGTCTCCGTGGCCCTGGCTCGCCTGTCCAAGGCATCCTGGAGCCCGGTCATCCTGGACAACTTCGAGGCGGTGGGACAGCACGCGCAACAGCCGCGGTCCCGTGAGACTGTCCTGGCTGCGCTGGTGGAGCTCCAGGCATCAGGGGCCATCTCTCAGGCCATAGTCAGCGAGGCTGCCAACGAGGAGCCCGAGGCGCCCAAGGGTGTCACCAAGCGGTGGCTGGGCGGTGGCGCATGACCACCGAGATCCCTGCCCCCTTCCTGCCCATCAAGGCTTGGTGGTTCAGAGGGATCGGCTGGCGCTGGGAGACGCAGACCCCGTCTGGCGATCTCATCGACTCGGGCTGGCTCCACGGAGTCCGCAAGTCCGCCCCCGATCACGCCGTCATCACCGCTGCTGCGAAGGCTGCGGCCAGGTCTGCCCGGCGGGCGGCGCTGGCAGCTGAGCGCGCGGGGAAGCTGGCCCGAGAGATGACCGAGACCGCAACCACCAGGAGCACCACGTGACCCGCCACCACATCATCCGCGAGCGCCAGGATCGTCCCGGGCGCTTCACACACGCCCTCGCAGTCAGCCTCGGAGACATCGCCCTGCACCTGGGCTTCGACACCGGGCGAGGCGAGGAGCCCTTCGTGTGGGGTGTCAGCCTGCACACCTCCTGGCCTCATGGAGACGACGCCCGCGAGGCCGCCGCCTACATCACCGGGGAGGCTGAGCCTTGCGACGACTGCAACATCCTGGAGGGGCTGTGCTGGTCTGAGCCGGCGTTCTCTGGCAGCTACGCCAAGGAGCTCTATGGCGACGGCGACAAGCTGGGCATCCTCGACCGGTTGGAGGTCGAACTGCGCGAGTTGGAGCCTGCGACGAGGCGGCACCGACTGGACACCATCCCCGAGGTGAGGCAGGCAAAGCTGGCCCATGCTCGGGCGGTGCGGGCTGCGCAGATGCGGAGGTCATCATGACCCGCCCCCGCTACCACGTCGCCGACCCCCTCGACCAGATCCTCTGCCACATGCGAGGCCTCGACGAGTGGACCCACAAGGCCTACCGCAACCTCTACGTGACCTCCGAAGGAGCGCCCGAGCTGGCCCAGCTCCGCGAGCTCGAGGCCGGTGGCTTCGTCTACCAGTCGCAGTCGCCGGGCTTCATCCCGAAGGAGTCGCGGTGCTTCCGCTGCACTGACCTGGGCAAGGCTCGGGCGCAGTCGGCGCACATCCGGGCCAAGCCGAAGCTGACGAGGGGGCAGAAGCGGTACCGGGACTGGCTGGCTGAGGACAGCTCCCGGACCTTCGCGGAGTTCCTGGGGATCAAGCCCAAGCGCAGGGAGCGGGAGTACCTGGGCTCCTATCTCGACGAGTCCATCTTCTACTGAGAGGCCAACATGAAGACCATCACCCGCTACCAGTGCGACTTCTGCGCGAAGCACTATGCCCGGAAGGCTGACACCCGCCGACACGAGAAGCACTGCTGGCGAAACGCCGCGCGCACCCCCAGGCAGGGCGAGGTCTACGGCCTCGATCACGACAACTATGGCAAGGGCTGGGAGCCCGACAACTTCGGCATGATCTACGTCGATGGCGAGTGGCACGAGGTGCGCGGCTACAGCTTCGAGCAGGAGCAGGACATGTCTGGGGAGTACTACCCAACCGGCGAGACGTGGCCCAAGATCGACACGCAATGCGAGGAGGGCGTGCCGATGAATAAGGCCCCGCGGGATTCTCGGGTCGCTTGGTGGAGGCGACGGCAAACACAGGAGAACCATCCCTTGCATTCTTAGCCGCAATGGCCTATAGTCTTGGTGCTGCTGGGAGACCTGCAGCGCCACCCACGCGAGGACACCGACCATGCCCACTGCACTCATCCTCAGCCCAACAGTCTCCCGCGAGCGGATGGCCCAGGATGTCGAGTCTGCCCGCAGAGATGAGCGAAGCGCAGCCTACGGCGACGGGCTTGGGGACGCCTTCGAGACCTGGGAGTCCGCTGTGCGGGCCCTAGTGCAGCGCCTCCCTCCCAATGTGGCCCTGGTGGTCCGCAGCGCAGCTGTGGCCATGGCTGCGGAGAGCGCTGCGCAGCTGCCCGAGGTACGTGGAGAGAGTCAGGAGGCAGGCTACTGGCGGCAAGTCTGTGGAGATCTCCGGCATCGCGAGGTTGCCGATCTGGTGCTCCGGGCTGCGAAGACAGGTGGCCAGCCTGACCGCCTCACTGCCGAGATGCTGTCCGCGTGGGCAGAGGATCGGTCCTGATGCTCACCCCTGAACAGCGGGCCATCGTCGACACCCGCGCTGCCCGTGTGGCCGTGGCGGCCGGTCCGGGGTCAGGAAAGACCCACACGCTCGTGTCGAGGAACGTGGCCCTACTTGAGGCTGGTGTCCATGAGGATGAACTGCTGAACCTGACTTTTACTAGGCTCGCAGCGAACGGAATGGCCACCAGACTGGAAGAGTATCGCGAGTTACTCGGCGCCCGATGGTCAGCGAAACGGGTCCGCCTGACGACTGTGCACTCATGGTGCCTCACCCTCATCCGAACGTACCACGACATCCTGGGCCTACCCAAGACCATCGTAGTGAGAGACGGCCGCGATCGCGTCGACGTGATCTGCCACCTTGCCCGCGAGGCTGACCCCACGTTGAAGCCATGCACCTCCGCCTCCGGCAGGAAGCGCCGAGCAGAGTCCCAGATCAAGAAGCCCGACATCCAGCGAGCCTATCGCCGGGTCATGCTGGAATGTGGAGCTTGCGACTACGAGATGATCCTGGACTTCACCCTCCAACTGCTCCGCACCAGCCCGATGGCTTGCGAGCAGATCCGCAGGCGCCACCCATGGCTGCTCCACGACGAAGCCCAAGATGCCAACCCAAAGCAGCAGGCCATCCTCGCAGCACTCGCCCCAACCAACCGCCTCGATGTGGGCGACTACTCGCAGGCGATTTTTTCCTTCCGTGGCGCCTACCCTGCTGGCTTCCTGGCCCTGGCCGAGGTCGAGGGCTGCGAATCGCGAAGCCTCAGCATCAACTTCCGCAGCGTGCCCGAGGTGGTGGAGGTGGTCAACCGCATCGCTGGGGCCATGGAGATCCCCGGGCTTCAGCAGACAGCCCACCGCGATTCCCTGGGCGACGACGCCGTGGGCACCATCGAGTCCGCCACCGCCTGGGGCCTCCACGCCGACATCACCGCCGACCTGCACCGCCAGCATGACGCCGGCACCCCCTGGGGCGAGATGGCCGTGCTGTCTCCGGTGTGGGCCCCGCTCCAAGACCTGGCCAAGCATCTCGAGGATGCCGGCATCCCGCACAGCTGTCCGAAGAACGAGTCCGACGTCTGGCGCTCCGAAGAGGCCAGGTGGCTCGTCAACCTGCTGCGCGTCGCCATCGAGCCCCACGATCACCTCTCCCTGTACTCGGCCCTTCACCACGCCGCGGCCCGCTGCAAGCCCTGGGAGTGGGCCGAACTCCGCTCGGAGTCCGTGCGCTCGGGCGAGCCCATCCTGGCCGTGGCTCTCCGTAAGATGGTGAGGCCAGCAGCTGCCGACCTGGTGCTGGGCATCACCGAGACCCGGATCAGCATCGCCGAGGGCAACGACATGATCGCCTTCGCCACCGCCGTCACAGCCATGCGCGACGACCTGACCCGCCACCACCTGGCTGGCCGCCTCCAGGAGCTGGACCGCGTCTGGGCTGCCTTCATCGCCTGGCGCGCGGCCGCCGAGGACAAGACCGCCCTAGCCTTCCTCGACTGGTACACCGAGCGCGAGATCCACGACGCAGAGAAGCCCGAGGAGGGCGAGGGCGCCGTCAAGCTCTACAGCATCCACGCCGCCAAGGGCCTGGAGTGGACCGCCGTCTGGGTGCTCGCCGAGGATGGCCAGCTGCCCAGGAGCCGCAAGCCAGGCCCAGGGCTCGAAGAGGAGCGCCGGCTCTTCTACGTGGCCTGCTCGCGAGCTCGCGACCGCCTGCGCATGTGCTCGACTCGGCAGGCTGGGCCGTCCCGGTTCATTGCCGAGGCGCTGGGCGCGGTGGCTGAGGTGGAGCAGGCTGAGCCCGACGAGATGGATGAGATCCTTTTCTGACCCCCAACGCAAGGAGCCGGCGCCCCCACCCAGGGACGCCGACTCACCACAGGACCAGTAGCCACCGACCAAGGTACTACCTTCACCCCAAGCCTACCACCGCCAGGGCCGCACGGCCACAGCGAGCCAGGAGACGCCGACCATGACCAAGCTCTACTTCATCCAGTGCCCACCGAGCCGAGGGGGCTATTTCTGGCGCCCGAACGGCAAGGGCTACACCGACAACCCGATCGAGGCAGGGATATGGACCGAGGACGCCCTGCCGATGCTGTGCGGACGGTCTGGCGACGATGCCCCAGACCTCAAGGTTGAGGCCCTGCCCCTGCTCCGCGCTGCTGCTGAGGCATCCCACGAAGCCCTGCGCCGAGCTGAGGCTGCTGTGGCCGTCGCCGAAGCCCGAGTGGCCGCCATGGAGGCGGGATAGCCCCTTGCATTTATCGCCACAACGGCTAAGCTATCGCACCACAGGAGCACCGACCATGCACCCCACCCGCCCTTTCACCGACACCCAGCCCATCACCGAAGACATCCTCTTCGCCGTGCTGGTCAAGGCCAAGCGCGCCGGCCTCGCTCCTGAGCTCTTCGACCTCATCAACTCCGCCGGCTCCCACTGGTGCCTCGACGCGAGCGCTGACGGGTGGGAGGAGTCCGACCTCTTCGAGCGCCTGGGCGCGGAGATCGACGACTGGACCCCCAAACGCGACCAGGGCTGAACACTTTGCAGACGTGGGCAGCTTCCTCGGTTTGTCACCAACGCCGACTCAAGCGCTCAGCGTCGCCCACGCACTCGGAAGGGTGATGACATGGCGCTGAGCAGTGAAGTGACGGGGCCGCACGCCCTCGAGAGCTGCCCTCCGAGCGGAGGCCGCAGCGTGCACCTTCTCACCCACAGGATCCGACCATGAGCACCCAGCCCTCGCCCTGCCCCCCATCAACGCTCGCCCCTGGCGCTGGCGTGATTGGCAGCCACGACGAAGACGCCGACATGACCCTTCTGCGCGATGGTTGCGATGAGCACGCCGCAGGACGCCCCACCCCAGACGGGTTCTGGGATGCCTACGTTCGGCGTGTTGAACTGCTGCGACGAACCGCCTGCAAGCTGGGCATGACGTCAGCCTCGGCAGCTGTGCCGATGGCGCCGAAGACGGTCCGTGTCTGCGCATCGTACCTGCTGAGCAACTGATGGCTGATGTCATCTGGGGCGACTTCGGGCGCTCCTGGGCCTACCCCACCAAAGCTGCAACCCTCGCCGAGGCGCTCGCCGACCTGGTGGAGGACTACGAGGAGATGCTGAACGGCTACGGTGGGGAGCCCGGCGAAGACCGCTTCAAGGTCACCCTCTACCGCGACGCTGTCTGGTGCACAGGGCCAACCGAGGAGGATGAGGACTGCCTCTGCGGCATGACCCACGACGAACTCGACGCGCCGCAGATCTTGCACAGCTGGAGCAGCGAGACGCGCGGCGAAGCTGTGGCCACGCTCGCCTGGGACAAGGACGAAGACATCACCCTGGTCAGCCTGAAGCTGGTGGAAGGCGCGCCATGAACCTCGTGATCGCCTACGACGACGACCCCACCCGCTACCACACCCTGGCGAAGCTCCTGGCCCCGCACGGCATCATCCTGGTCACCGTCGAGCATCCCGAGGCCCTCAAGCCCCTGCTGTGGCCCGACTACCGCCCGCCAGGCATCAAGGTGGTGGCCCTGCTCCTCGACCACGACCTTCGGCCCCTGCCGACCCAGGATGCACCTCGAGGCCCACGCATGGAGACGCTCATGGTCTCCCGCAAGGGCAAGCCCTGGAGCCGCAAGGAGTTTGTGCTCTACACGGGGCAGGACGTGCTCAAGGACGTGGCGAGGCGCCTGCCTGTGGCGGACTGGCCGCCCTGCATCCTCACGAGCATCAACATCCGGGGCCGCGCCGCGATGGCGTCTCGGCTTCGGTCTGCTGGCCGCACCTTCGAGGGCATCCCCTGCGACATGCCGGGGGCTGAGGCTGCCTGGCTGGATACGATCCTGCGGTGGAGCGCGCCACCCAGGTCGGCCAGCTTTGCCGCATCCTCCATGCAGCGCCTCGTGGGCGATGGCTGCCCCTGCCGCGCCTGCCGCTCCAGCGAGCTCAAGGGCTTCATCTTCATCGTCTGCCCGGACTGCGGCAACAAGCGCTGTCCCAAGGCCAACCACCACGACAGCGACTGCACCAACAGCAACGAGCCTGGACAGGCTGGGAGCGCATACCCATGATCCGAGTCCCCTTCACCATCACCCACCCCGACCTGACCCCAATACAGGCCCACCCTGGCGACGCTGGCATGGACCTGCGCGCAGCTGAGGCTGGCCACCTCATGGCTGGTGAGCGCCGACTGGTTCCGACCGGGCTCCGAGTCGCCATCCCCGCAGGCTACGAGGGCCAGGTGCGCCCCAGGTCGGGCCTCGCCCTGCGCTACGGCCTCACCATCCCCAACAGCCCAGGCACAGTGGACAGCTCGTATCGCGGCCCTGTGGGTGTCATCCTGCACGCAGCAGGCGCCAGCGTCCGGTGGGAGCGTGGCGACCGCATCGCCCAGCTCGTGATCGTGCCCGTGCCCCAGGTGGAGCTCGTGGCGGTGGAGTCGCTGGACGAGACCGAGCGCGGGACTGGCGGCTTCGGGTCCACGGGTGTCTCGTGAGTAGGTCTCCACGCCGCCACCGGCAACCGAAACTCTTTCACGGTGGGGTGCCTGGGCTCGGCAAGGGCTCAGTCATCCGGCCCGGCATGGCTGCCCATCGCTACGTCGAGGGCTGCCCGTGCTGTGACGCTCAGCGGGAGGGCCGTGAGGGCATCCTGGACCCTGCAACCCCAGAGGGGTGGGTCTACGCCACCAGAGACAAGCCATACGCCCGCTACTACGCCTCCAGGGCTGTGGGTGGCGACCTCTACCTGGTCAAGCTGCTCGGAGATCTGGAGCGGTCCGATGAAGACCACTTCCCCACATGGCGTGGGCGTCGGGCCATCGTGCTCCGCGTGGTGGAGCGTGGCATCACCCTGACCCATGTGGAAAGACGCAAGCTGCACATGCGCTGGGGAGGGAGCGAGGAGGAGATCCAGGACATGCGCCGGCGGGCCAAGGTTGGTGCTTGGGGCGGGCCAATCGTTGCTGGGGTGAGGCCCTGATGCCCAGGCGCCGCAACGCAGGAGCAGGCAAGCAGCACAAGGCTGCCCAGGCCCGCAGCGTCGCCTCCAGGCGGGGCGCAGCCTTCGAGAAGGCCCTGGAGGCCCAGCACGCCGCCTACGACCAGCAGGGGCTCGCCTTCATCCGCCACAGCCCCCCAAAGTTCCGGGTGACCGGCCAGGCCGGCGCTCGGTGCTCGGGCTTCTTCGAGGGCGCAGGTGATGGTGACTACACCGGCTGGGCAGTGGTTGAAGGGCGCACTGTCGGCCTGCACTTCGATGCCAAGGTGATCGGCAAGGACTCCGACCTCTGGAGCTTCGCGCGGCTCTGCCACAACAAGCGGGCCGCGACCCCTGACCAAGCCCTCGCCTTCGATGCCTGCTTGAGGTGCGGAGGTGTGGCCTTCGTGCTCCTGGCTTGGCCGTTGGTGACTGTGCTGGTGCCGTGGGCTGATCTGCGCGAGGCGTGGTGGCGCTGGTATCGGGAGGGCGGGGCTCCGGCGTCGCTGTCGATGCAGGGGGCCCTCGATATGGGGCAGAAGTGCAGGAGCAGGGCTCGGTGGCTGGAAGCGATGCCGTAGAAAAATAGCCCTATCGACTCGATGGGCCTTGCAGCCTTAGCCGCGATGGCCTATAGTTTGGGGGCCGGGAGGGGGAAACCAACCGGCAACCACCAAGGAAGACACCATGCCCCGCACCGTCACCGTCCCGTTTTACGCCGACTTCGACCGCCTCTACATCGTCAGCATCGAGGGCCCCGGTGGCGTGGTCGGTCATCACGCGTACACGGCGGAATCGACCGCCGATGCGCTCCGCACCGCTGCCGCTGATGCTGCTCAGTGGTGCGCCGACTTCCAGACCCCCAACGGCTGGCGCGCAATGAACCCTGCCAAGGCCGCGAACGCTGGCCCCAGCGGCAACCGCTCAAGCGGCGGCCCATGGCTCATCGCTGCAGCCTGAGCGCCCCAGCCCGCCGGAGCTTTATCCGGCCACCCACCACACCCGGAGGCCACCATGAGGACGCGCAGGGAAAGCCTGCAGGGGCAGGTCTCACGACCGCCCCACCCTCACGGCCTCCGAGACCCACAGGACTGACCATGCCGACCACCGACCAGCCCATCTGTCTCGTCTGGCAAACCACCTGGACCGCCTGCGGTCGAGGCTTCTTCAGCGCCCCAGCAGACGCCAACGCAACCATGGACAAGGGCGCAGCCACGTGCCCAGCATGCCGGAAGAAGGCGAGACTGCCGCCTCCCGCGCCACCGCCCACCCTCGCAGACTTCCGCGCCCTCGTCACCGCAGGCATCGCCAAGATGCGGGACGAGCAGGGCGAAGGCGGCAAGAGGTACGAAGGCCAGATCAAGGCCGAGGCCTACCTGCCCTCCATCCACAACCCTGAGATCGACGACCCCGCGTCCGCCTCGCTCACTCTCCACTGCTACCTGCTCGGCCCGAGCCGTCACTACAAGTGGACCGCGCCCACCCTGGAGCAAGCCCTCCAGGTCGCCATCGAGGACGTCGAGACCTGGGTCGCTGCCATCGACGACGACGATGTGGTGGAGCAGTTCCGGGGCGAGAACGTGGGCCAGGTCGCATCCTTCACGCTCACCTCACCCATCGACGAAGACTGACCACAGGACAGACGATGCCCACCCACACCCCCATCGGGGCCACCTGCCCCGCCATCGACGACCTCAAGCGCTTCGTGCGGCTGCTCGCCAAGGCCGAGGAGCCCGCGACCACCCGAAGCCTCAAGACCCAGGCCCTGGCTGCCGCTGAGCAGCTCCGCGAGGCCAACACCCAGCTCCGGCACAACGCTGCGACCTGGGAGGCTGAGGCCCGCGCAGCCCGCGCCCAACTCAAGCGCCTGGGGGTTGACCCCGACTATCCACTAACCACCCGAGAACCCCGATGACCACCCCCATGATCGACTGTCCAGCGCTTCAGCTCCGAGATCCCAAGCACTACCCGAAGCGCTACGGCGACCGTGTCCCTGCCACCATCCGGGCCGTGGGCTCGCGAGGTTCGGACATCGCAGGGCTCACCAAGGAGCCGGCCCTGCGCGTCGAGAACGGCGAGATCTACGGCGCCTGGACCAACAGCTACGGGGCCGTCTGCGCCGTGTCTCCCGAGGGCCTGAAGCTGGGCCTACGCCCCTCCGAGTTCGACGTGGTCACCTTCTGGGTCCTGCGTGGCGACGACTGGCACGAGGAGCCTGCCGAGGCGATGCCGCCAGAGCGCCCGGTCTACATGTCGGCGCCGCACGGGATGAACAAGACCTGCGCCAACGCCACCCGGCTGATGCTCAAGGAGTGCGAGCCTGTCGCCGTCTTCGAGAACACGAAGGTCTGGTCAGCTCGCGATCTGGCGATCCGGTGGATCCGGGAGCGCGGCCTGGACTACGGCTCAAGCTGCACCGGGTGCCCGCAGGGCATCTTTCGAGCGGGCGAGGGCACCTGCAAGTGGCGCCACCTGAAGGCCCACGAGATTCGGGCGCTCCCTGGACTCATCCACACCGAGCGAGGGGGCCGCGCAGTCGTGTGGCTGCGCATCCCCACACCCAAGCCGATCACCCCCACAGGAGACTGACCATGAAGGACCCAGACGTCAACTACGACGATATCATCGCGCTGCTGCCGGGCGACACCCCGCTCAGCGTCGTGACTGGAATTGCGCGCCAGTGCCGGAACGCGCAGCTGGCAGGGCGTCGCGAGATGCTGGACCACGCCCTGGCCCGCCTCAAGGCGCTGGACGCAATCCTCACCGTCGACCCAGAGAAGCCCCGTCCAGGCGAGTTGGACAAGCGCACCTGCGACATCGCCAAGGAACACATCGAAACCATCAAGCGCGCCCTGCGCAGCTGGTAGGAGCACCACATGACCACCTCATCCCGACCCATCGCTGACTACCTCACCACCCCCTGCTGGCTCGACGCCGCCCCAGACTTCTGGTGGCCCTGCGGCCTGCTCACCATCGACACCGCCGAGGGCCCTGCCGAGATGGTCCTGGTGCTTGTCGCTGGCCAGGAGGTCCAGCTGCTCGCGGTGCAGCCCCAGAGCACCATCCCCGCCAAGGACGGCAGCTACCCGCATCCTCGAGAAGCCAAGCGCGAGCCTGTGCGGATCGCCGCGGAGCTCGCCGACGCCATCCTGGCCGGCAAGCCCTTCGAGATTGGCTACCAGGGCACGAAGGACACTGAGGAGCGCACCCGGCGCGTCGATGGCGTGGCCCCAGGCCGCAAGGGGTCGAGCGTCTACGCCACCGATCTCGACAAGGATGCCAAGCGGCAGTTCCGGCTCGACCGAATCGGCTGGGTGCGGGCTGGGGGTGCGTCGTGATCATCCCTGACAACTGGCTCCCGACCGCCGACAACGTCAACGCCCTGCCCCGACCCCTCCGGGTCTACATCCACGACCTGGAGACGAAGTGTGACCCGTCCGGCGACATCCAGAGCATCGCCAGCCTGACCGACCAGCGGGACGGGCTGGTGGCTCGCGTGAAGGAACTGGAGGCCAAGCATGGCCCCGAGGTGGGCGCATTCCGCCCAGGCATCCCCAGCGTCGAAGATGTGCGAGCCCATGAAGACCGCGGCCGGTGCTGGGTCGCCAACAACAGCAGCAGCTACCCCATCATGTTCCTGCTCTGGGTCCAGGGCGGCAAGGTCTACGGGGAGCACGGCAAGGAGATCGGCATCGTGCCCGACTCGCGCAACGAGGACGGCACCCTCTTCCGCCCGGTGGACGACGAGGGCCACACCGTGCCCTGGCCCGACGAGGATGCAGATGGGGCCCCTGAGCCAGTCGAGGCAGATGCTCTGCCGGCTGACCACCGACAGGAGTTCATGGACAAGTTCAACGCCTTCATCAAGAGGCGGGAAGTGCTTAGTGGCAGAATCCCGCTGTTCACCACCCCCAGCGCCCATGCTCGCGCCTGCCCGAACCTGGCCCGAATCACCAGGGTGGAGACCATCTGCTACGAGGGCCAGCCTGGATCCACCACCTTCCGCATTGAGGCTACCCTGGAGGGGAACGCCCCCGAGCTGCACAGCTTCGTGGCTGACGCGGGAAAGGCCGGCGCTGTCCGCCTGGTCATCGAGGAGCCCTCCGATGCTGGCTGAAGGGATCGTCCGCGTGTGGGCTGCCGTCCACATCGAAGGCATCGGCATCGTCGCCAAGGTGAGCGACCACGAGGGGCCGGTGAACAGCAAGGATCTCGACCGAGCTGACCACCGCGTCTGGCGCCTGGAGTGCATCACCCACGAGCAGGTCGCCAACGGCAAGCCCTCGGACGGGGACTGCGCGGGCAAGACCATCTGCCGGCCTGGGGCTGCCTGCTCCAAGTGCATGGCCTCTGCCTCGGAGTGGTGGGTCGAGTGGAAGGACCGCAAGGATCGGCGCCTGTTCCACCCGATGACGCTGACCCAGGAGCAGTACGAGGCCAAGACCGGCTGGAGTTCGTCCTGGTACTGCGACTGCAAGCAGAGCCACATGGACCTGGGCGAGGCCATCGAGTGCGCTCAGGCTCGGCGCATGGCCTGGATCCGGGAGGCTGACGGCAGCGGGAAGACCATCCAGTGGCACGAGGTTCCGCCGGCGGCGCAGGTGGACCTGTTCGGGCAGTGAAGCATGATAGGATGGTGGGGAGGCGCGCCAACGCCTCGACCCACCTGCACAAGCCGATTGGAGGGCTCATGCAAGACGAAGCTACCACGATCGAAGAGTGGCGACCCGTTCCCGGGTACGTCGGCATCTACGAAGTCAGCGATCAGGGGAGGGTGCGGAGCCTGGACCGGGTGGTGTGGGAGCAACGCCGTGCGGGCTCCAGGTTCACAAACCGAAAGGGCCGCATTCTTCGCTACGTGTCCGGCCCGTATGGGCACCGCACCGTCGAATTGAACAGGAACGGTGCGCGTAGATGTGGGATCCATCGCCTCATGCTGCTTGCCTTCGTGGGACCCTGCCCTGCTGGGATGGTCTGTCGCCACATAGATGGCGACCCTGTCAACAACTCTCTCGCCAACCTGCGGTGGGGGACACATCAAGAGAACGCGGATGACTGCATCCAACATGGCAGGAGGCCTCGCGGCTCAGGGCACCCCAACGCGAGGCTGTCGGCTGCCGATGTGATGGATATCCGCACACGAATTCCGCACACATCATCAACGGCCCTTGCCGCAGAGTACGGCGTGGCACGCTCCACAATCAAGGATGTGGCCAGCGGCAGAAGTTGGGCTCACCTGCCGGGCGCCAGCCCGGGCTGCTGGCGGAAGAAGTGAACCACCACCCCAAGGGCGACCGCCGCGAAGGGGACGCCTACTACACCCCCGACGAGTGTGCCCGGTCCTGCGTGGCCGTGCTGCCCATCGCCAAGGGGAGCGCAGTCATCGAGCCCCACTGTGGCGGAGGGGCCTTCGTGCGCGCCCTGCTGGGCCTGGGCATCGGCCTCGAGATCCTCGCCAACGATATCAACCCGGACGCCCGAGCTCTCAAGATCCCAGGCGTGGAGCCGTGGTCCTCAGACTTCCAGGACTTCGTGGTGCCCGGATACGAGTGGGTGGTGGGCAACCCACCCTATGAGGGCTTCGAGGCTCACGTGGACCACGCCCTGACTGTGGCCCCGAACGTCGCCTTCTTGCTGCGCCTGGCGGTCATGGAGTCCGGGGCTCGGGTCCCCTGCTGGGAGCGTTGGCCCCTGCGGAAGGTCTGGGTCCTGGCTGAGCGCGTCCCGTTCACGAGCAGCGGCTCGGGCTCGTCTGCCTACGGCTGGTTCTGGTTCCAGCGCGGCTATGCGGGCCCCTCTGAGGTTGTCCCTGGGTGGAGTTGGAAGGAAGCGAAGGGCGAGCAGCAACCGCTCTGGGCTCTGACGTGAGGCCGTGGCCCGCTGGGTAGCTATTTCGCAGAATCGAACAGAAACACCCTTGCATGATTAGCCGGGGTGGCCTAATGTAGAGGGGCCGGAGGGGAGAACCCCGGCGCCACCGACCACGGAGCCGACCATGAGTATCACCACCACCCCAAAGGCCACCCTTGAGAACTGGTCCATGCAGGAAGGCCCGCCCAGAGCCGGCGACATCTACCGGGCCCCCGAGACCGTGGGGCCCCGCAAGCACCTGCACGCCGACCATCCCATCAAGCCAGGCATGTACTTCACCACCTCCCGCATCGTCGAATCCGACGGGCGGCTGGTGCAGACCAAGTCCGGCAGCGTCTACCGCCTTGGTGAGCCTGACCCCGAGTGGCTTGCCTGGATGGCAGACAACGGCATCGACTTCGACCCCAGCCAGCCGATCACGATCCGATGACCCGCCCCGACCCCCTGCCCGGATACGCCGCGCTCCTCCAGCAAGAGGCCGGTTTCCTCCGCGAGGACGCGCGCTACACCACCGACCGCGCAGCCGCTGACCAGCAGCTTGCCGAGGCCGACCGGCTCGACCAAGTGGCCCGCGACTACGACCAGTCGGACACCGACCAATGACCCCCACCCAACGACTCACCACCCTGGCTCTCGGCATGTTCGCCGTGGGCCTCATCACCGCCGCCGAGCGAGACGAGATGCTCGCGCAGGCCGCGGAAACGGAATCACCATGAGCACCATCAAGCGACACGGCGTAAGCCTGACCAACTCCAGAGGCTCATGCGGCATCGCCTACTGGTCAATCTTCACCGATGAGTCCGACACTGTGCTCGACCTCGACGAGGTGCAGCTGCGCGCCGCCCACACCCTCATCGGACAAGCCTTGGACCTCGACAGCCCGGCCACCCCCGAGCCCGCAGACGATGGCGGGGCTGCGCTTCAGCGTCTCGAGGACATCGCTAGGGCGATCGGGTCGAGGGTGAAGAAGAGCGCCACGATCGGGCGCTCAGGATCCCCCCTCGTCACCATCCAGCTCGACAGCGTTGAGATCACCCGTGGCGGAATGCTGTTCAGCGCCTATGCCGCAGCACCAACCGTCAACGCCGCAGCCATGCTCTACCTGTCGAAGATCGAGGGTGAGCGCTTGGTGAGGAATGCGCGCCAGGCAGGCCGTCACGAGTTCGACGGCCCGGCACCCCGATGACCCTCCGTCCCACCGAGATCCCCGGATGACCGTCGTCCTCAACCCGGCCGACCTCGACGTGCTCCGTGACCTCCTGACCGAGGGTGCTGCCGAGCGCAGGCTCCGGGTGCAGACCAGGCTCCGGGTGCAGACAGCGAAGGCAGAGCACCTCGATGGCCAGCTCCTGGCAGCAAGGACGCGAACCCGGCAGCTGGAACTCACCGTGGTTCAGCTCCTGGACGTCATCGAAGCCACACCACAGCCCGCAGAGTATCCCGAGCAA